GAAAGAAAGTGGAGTGTTCGGCTTGATATATGGCAAATTCTTGTTTGAATACTCGTTCTTGTACTTCTCTTTCTCCCAATCGTCGTATGTGGCCCAAATGGCGTCCAGGTTTGAAATTTTGGAAATCTCGTTTACCACATCCATAAATTCCGGAACCGATAATTTCTTTGCTTCCGGTGTATCTGGTCCCAATCCCTTTTGCCAATCGTCTATAAACGTTTGGGGTTCTACATTGTACTTATAGCTCTGTATGTTAAATATATTTACTTTCATCGTTCTTGCTGTATCACTTTATTTGCTTCCGACACACCGTTAACTCTTTCTCTTGCCCACTCGTCTAAAGCGCGTTTAAACCATTGAGAAATAGCTCGTCCGGCATCCACTCCTCCGCTTACTGTACTCATATTGACTAAACCGCTTCCTCCTGTGGCAGATTGCTGAATTATCTTCTCTTTCGGAACCTCCAACTCCATATCAGCAACCTTTTTACCTCTGTCGTTTATTTCTCTCACCAAATCTCTAATCTCCCCTAAAATATTGGCTCCTTCCGACATCTGGCGGTTCATATCACTTGCCAAAATAGTTTCCCCTGTGCCTACAGTCCTTCGTGCTGCGTCCCTATCATAAGCTTCTGTAGGAGTTTCCCTAATCCTTTGGCTTGCTTGTTTATACAAGTCAAACAGATTGCTCACAAGCTTAGATGGGTCACTATCCTTTTGTATCGTGGAATTGATGTCATTCCAAGACAAATTAGGGAATATTTCGGACATTGCCAAACGTAACTGTTCAGAACCTCCCCCGGTACGTTCTACAACCCTATTCAAGAAGTTTTCCATAACTTCGGGGTCTGCCGCTCCTGCACGTATCTTTTCCAGTTCTTCTTGAATTTCCGAATAGGAAGTCTTGTCTGGCATTACTTCCTGGATAGACCGCACAAGCATTGCATTTGTCACCTCATCTTTTGACATCCCCTGTCCGGTAAATGCCTGTTGTACCCTTTCAAGCTGTCTTCCTTGTAATCCGGTTGCCTGGCGTATTCCACTGAACATCGCTGCAAGCTCCTTTGCGTCAAACTCACCACGTTTGGAAAGAATCTGGTCCGACTGTGTAATGAAAGTATCTAAACTTTCCTCCATTGTAGAGGCTATCTGCTCGAACGGAATGCCTAAATTTTTCATTGCCTGCTCAAACTCTCTGATAATCGCAGAAGCCCCTGTACCGGAATCCTGGTCTCCAAACCTCATTGCGCCCTGCAAACGGTTGACCGCATTAGGTGACAATCCGAACAATCTTTCCGCAGCCATTACTGACTGCGTTTCTTTTACTGCATACGGGTCGTATTCATTGCCACCGACAAAACGTCCTCCTCCTGCACGTATCAATTCGGCACGTCTTCCAAGGTATGAAGCGTAATCCATACCAAGTGATTCGGCTGCATAACTTCCTTCCCTTCCGGCTTGTCTGAACGCTTCCCCGGCTGATACACCCATAACCTGTGCATACGGGATAACACGTCTTTCGCCTTCCGCGTATTTCCCGAAAGTTGCCATCATCTTTTCTGCTGCAAGCTGTGCTGGCAACTCTATGCTTTTTGCTATCGTGTCACCAATTAGAGGAATCCACCTAAAAGCGTCTGCCTGGTTAGCGGCTTGTAACCGTGTATAATTTGCGGCCGTTTCCACGGTTCCTTGGTATTGGGAACGCGCTTCAAATTCCTGCTGCCGGAAATATCTTTCTGACAATACGTTCTTGGCGGTATTGAATGCCGTCAAAGCCCCCAAACCGCCCAATATTCCTTTTAATCCTCCTCCGAATATATTTAGTCCTCCTCCTATTCCGCCTGTACTTCCGGTAGGTGGTACAATGCCGCCAGGTGTCCCCGTTCCACCTCCGAAACCCGAACCGGAAACGGCTTTCTGTATTTCTTCTAATATGTTTTCTGCACTGTCTTCTATAACAGATACGGAATTTGCAATAGTTTCCAGGTAACGGGTAATACTGGTTCTTTGGTTTTCCTCACCCGTTCCTTTTTCAAGTCCTCTTAAAGCGGAAATGACATCACGTCCTATATTATCCGTTACCACTCCCAGTCTTGTAATAGCACGTATTATCCCCTCGTCGGAAAACTTGATTTCCGTCTGTCCGTTATCCGTTATTTCCGGTCTTCTCTGTATTCTATCGTCTTCCCTTAATAGAGGTCTGTTCGGTTGTTCTGAAACGACCTCCAAATTCCCCTTTTCCCTTATAGCGGTTGTATTCTCCGTTATTGTCTGGGTATTCTTTTCAATATTTACAACATTCTCGGTTATATTCTCCGTATGCCGTGAGTTGTCCGTTCTGTTTTCACTGTTGTCCTGGAAGTTCTTAGAGTTGTCAACGTTCGTAACGGATTCATCTATATTTTCGACGTGTCTGTTTATTTCCCTTAATATTTCCTTCTGCGTTTCCTTTGTTGTCGGTTCTTCTCTTTCTACACCTCTTTCTATAGGGGTAACTCTTTCCCTTTGCGGTTTCCGTGTCAAGTCCCATGTCATAGAACCCGTTTCCTCGTCTATGATGGGTTCAACGTCCGGTATAGGTTCCTGGACTTTCCTTCTCCTTCTTCTTGGTGCTGGTTTTTCTTCCGGTTCTTCTACATCCGTTTCCAGTCTTGGTTCCGGCTGTACGGGTTCCTCTTTTCTTCTTGGCGATACGTCCCATGTAATAGACCCGGTTTCGGGGTCTATGGTAGGTTGTTCCGGTCTTGGAAGTTCTTCTGTAGGCGGCTGTCTCCTTATCGGTCTTTCCGGCATCGGAGACGGTTTTTGCATTGTGGTTGCATCAATGGCGGCAGACTGTCTTTTAAGGTCCAGCAACAGTCTTTCAAGCTCGTTACGGTCTTCCATCAATGCAAGTTGTTCCCGTAGCTGTGAAATGCTTTTCTCGGCTTCCTGTGCGCTCTGCATGGAAGTCTGGTTTATCTCGCGGTACAAAGAAACCGCTTCTTCTCTCAACTGTCTTAGCGGTGTGGTATCGGCCGCAATCCTAATCCTCTTATCCTCTGCCATTATTCCTTATCTTTTTGGCTTTCCTCGTATTCAGCCATCCGCGCCATTTCTTCACGGAAAGCCTCAATCTGACTTTGCGTTATCTCCTTGGTATCGGTTTCCTGGTCCACCATTTCATCATAGGAATCTTTCAGCCATTCACCGATATTCGGAACGTATTCAACTTTCTTTTCCTCGTCCTCCAAAGCCTGCTTGAACATCCGGTCTTCCTCGAACTCGAAAAGTTGTTGAAAAAAAGAACATTTCTTGTGTTCCTCGGACATGAAAGCAATGTTATGTTTCTTTCTATACCATCTGTCAAGCGGAAACTTGTTATTCCATCTGACTACAAACGTTCTGAAATCTTCCTTTTTATCTCGCTCCATCATACAAAATCAATCAAAAGTGGGGGTATAACCCATAACAGACTATACCCCCACACTCCTCTGAATAACTAAACATTCAAACTATAGTGATTCTCGCTCGAATACTCTTATCGGTTGGGGTTCATCATTTTTTCAACTTCCTTAATAAAAGGCAAAACCTCCTTATTGTAAATATCCCTTACCTCCACGTAGTCCTTGATACCAAGCTGTTTGAAAGAAGTTACCTTCATATCTGCCAGCAAATCGGGCAACATTACTGTAAGCGTCGCTTCAATATCTATCATATCCAAAGCGTCAGCCGCAGCCTGCGTTCTGTTTCCCAGCAAGGTATTATAATATCCACGACCTAAAAACTGCTTTTGCGTTTCAATCTCGTAATATTGTCCTACTGTAGGGAAGGACATCTTATATTCATGTCCCTTAATCTTAATTATCTTATCCTCCATAATCACAAAATGTTATATACGTTACAAATATACGCTATTAATCGGTTAAATCAAAACTTAACTCTAAAATATTGAGACAATGTAATTAACGCCTGTCTTTCTGCATGTTCTTCTTCTGTCAAATCCACCTTATCAAGTTCAATCAATCGGTTTGTTATCTCGTGGAACAGCTTGTTGTCGGTATACTTCAATGCTATTTTCTTAATAGTTGTAGAATCGTTAAATTCTTCAAGTATCTTACATTCCTTCTTATCTTTAGGGTCTGTTACTTCAATTTCCTCAATAGATAGAAAACATCTATATCCTAAAGCCGTCTTTACCAAATCCTTTTTCATAACATTACCCTCCTTCTTTATTTAAAAACATGGTCTATAAAAATCGTATTTCTTACCCATTCACCTTTATGTTTCACGAACATATATCCTCTAATTATTGCTGTTTCATTCATTTGGCTTGCAAAATCATATGCTGCTTGCTGGTCTTTACCAAATTCCTTGTTGATTGAACCGGAATTATTGTTGACATTGTATCTCAAACATGCCGGGGCTTTCTTTCTATCAGTAATCATAACCTTATCCTCCCTTCATTACCAAATTAAATTTCTTGCAATAGTGCAATTGGCATACTTCTTAACCAATTCCTTTTCCATCTTTTTGAACTTTGCATTATGTGTTGCATTACCTTCATTTGCAATGCAAATCTGATGCGCTACTTCATGGCACAAAGCATAGGCAGAACCGACATTGATTCTATTCAAGTCAATAGAGATTGATTTCGGTTTGTTAGCCACATAAGAACAACAAGCACCGCCCCTTCCAACTTTACAGAACTTCAATGCAATTGCCTTGATACCTTCACTAACACAAATGAACTTGTACAACTCTTTGAGAACCTTAATATCGTTTTCCATTTTCTTATCTTTTTATTTGTTTGACTTCGTTTATCTCTTTCTCACATTGCAAAGATAAGATTATGTTATGAGATACGCAAGTGCTTATGTCTAAAATATGTTAAAACAATGATTTTATAAGTCTATCACATACCGCTTTTATAACTGGCACCACAACAGTATTACCAAGCAAATCAAAACCATCTTTCTCTGATACATCAAACTGATAATCTTCTGGATACCCAAAAAGTCTTAACCCCTCTCTAAGAGATAGCTTTCTTAACCCGTCTCCATCTATTACTGCTAATTTCTGCATATCCGTAGCAACCAGAGTAGGAGCTATAGAAGCAGGGTCTAGTATCTTATTTATTTCAAAACTAAGATTTCCAGTCACTATATTATAACCTTTCTCTTTCGTTGTATCATATTCTCTTTTGATAATATTATTAATAACAACTTTCTTTTTAGGATATTCATATACCAAATATCCTTTCTTTGTTAATCCCTCCAATAATTTATCCAAATTAGGGTTATTGTAAAAAGTGATTATCATTTCTTTTGTTAGCGGCATTCCGTCCATCCAGTCTATACCATACAAATAAGACCATTTTTTCATTCTTCTTTTAACAAGAATCAAATTAAGCAATTCCTTTTCTTCTTCTGTTGTTTCTCCTTTCAAATCAATATCCCAACTATGTATATTATTCTTTCCTCCTCTCTTATCTTTTATAGATTTTCCATAAAGTTTTGAGATATCATATTTTAATAGTAACAAATCAATAAATTTACTTTTAATTGTTGGTTTTCCTTTTTCTAATATATCTTATAAATTGCGCTCTACAATCGGGAAATTATTTAAATCTACTTCTTCTTTAAAACTCCCAACTATATAAACCCTTTTTCTTTCTTGTGGTACACCAAAATATTTTGAGTTTAACACACGAAAATTCACTCTATACCCTATAGCTTTCAAATGTTCCATAATAATTTTAAAAGTCCTGCCGTTATCATGGTTCAATAATCCATCTACATTCTCCAAAATAAATCCTTTGGGTTTCTTTTCTATCAGAATACGCTCTACATCAAAAGAACAAATTACCTCTAATGTCAGCAAACCCTAATCTATTCCCGGCAACACTAAAAGCTTGACAAGGAAAACCAGCACATAATATATCAAAATCAGAAATAGTAGCAGCATCCACTTTAGTAATATCCCCTACTATTTCTTCATTAGGATAATTTTGTTTCAATACTTTTAAAGCATGTGTTTTTATCTCAGAAGTAAAAACACAAACTGGATTATACCCAGCTTCAATGGCGGCTATTTCTAACCCTTTACGAATCCCTCCAATACCTGCAAATAAATCTATAAAACGTAAATCCATACCTTATATCAATTCTACACTTACTTGTACTTCTTTGTCATCTTCACGTAAACTGTTGATACTGAGGAAACTGGACATGCAAATGTCGTCGTGACCGCTTGCTGCCTCCAGTTTCCCGTTATCACTTCTGAACGTAATAGAGGAAAACTCACCGAACATCAAATCGACTGCCTGCCTTGTTTCTCCAATCGCATAAGGGCATTTTATTTGTCCTCTTTCAAACATTGCGGATAAAGAAGGCAATCCGGTATATAAATCCTTCTTGTTTCCTTCCGTTGTGGTGAACGGCTCTATATTCTTAAGTCCTCTTTCCTTTGCCAGCCCGGACAATATGGACTGGAAACCGTTTGCCTCACACCGTATCTTATTAGGGTGGAAAAGCCTGTCAAGTTGTACAATCTTATCTACCTGTTCGTTATGCGACATACCGCGTTTCCGGTAATAGTACAACAAATAATAGTTATCCATCGCATCTTTCCCCCATACCGAATACACCGTATAGTCCGCTCCGATATTACCAGAAACCGCAAAGTCCACACCTATATGTACTCTTGTAAGCTTGAAGGGGAAATCATCTATACTTGACGCAAAACGTATCGTTTCCATTCCTATAACACTACGCATCAGATATTCATACGGAAATATCGTTGACGTGTCACTGATAGGAACCACCAAATATTCACGGTTGAACACAATCGTTCCAAGTTCTTCCTTTTTCGCCAATATCTGTTCAAACGTGTATCTGTCTGGTGCCAACGGTCTGCCATCCGGAAACAATATCGGATATTCAAAACAATAGAAACGCTTGTCTGCCTTCAATATCTGGTACAATTCATTCGGTGCAGAAGAATAAGGCGTACCAGTTACAAGAAAGTAACCGTATGGCTCTACAATCGGCTCTATTGTACCCTTCAAAAGTTCTTTCAACTTCTCCCTTTGTTCGTCCGAATATAGAGAGCTTTCGTCCGGCATATCGTCACACAAACAAGCCCCCACGTGCAGACCTCGAATCATTGAATCCTTACCTCGCACATGTAACGTACTTCCGGTTTCCGTCTTTATGGCTGTTTCTCCGATTGAAGCCTTGTTATAGGGGTTGAGTTTTTCCTTTATCAAGTCGTTTGCCTCTATCTCTTCCGTTACTTTTGCTATCTGCACCTTTGCCAGTGTAAAAGTGTTGGTAATATAGCATGTTTCTTTCCTGTTGGCATTGTCTACCGTGTCCTGTCTGTAGGCGGTCGGTCTTGTGTAGGACCATAAACGCCACAATATGAAGGCATAAGACCATTGATAACTTTTGCCACTCGCGCGTGCGCATAAATAACAACTCCACGGGTATAATTGAGTGAGATTTCCCCACTCTATATTACGCCACCCTAACCGGAATTTAGGCAACATGGTTGTTATGAAATAATTGAGGGACAATATTTTAAGCGTATTGTCCATAGAGGCTTTCACGTTATCCACATAGGATAAACTTTCTGAATCCAGCGTCCGACCCAGATACAGCGCCTTTTCCGACTGATGCACCATTTCCCTAAGCATGGTATCAACGTCGTTTCCATATCCTTCCAACAACTGGTTAAGCGCCCTTTCCGGCAGTCTCTCTATGATATTGTCTACCGCATTGTACAGATATGTAAGCTGGTTATTTGTAAGTATTCCTTTCCCGTCACCCGTTAGCATAATTGAAAGTCCTCTCTATATCTCCTCTCTTTCTTCTGCACCGTTTCCACACCTTCACCCCTCAACTTCTTCACGTAGGAGATAAACAACATTGCATTCGCATCCACATCGTGCTGCGCTCTGTGTGCTTCCACAAGGTCAATCCCGGCAGCCTGGCAACACGTACCCAGCTTATAGTCCATCTGTTCCAAAGCCGCCATGTGTGCAAACTGCATCGTGTCTATGTAGTATTTTACGTAATTGTCTATATCGTCCTTCATATAGGAGAAGAAGTTTCTAAGAAACGGGTTATCGAACCCTACAATATTGTGTCCTGCAAGCGTGCACATCTGACGTGGGTTCTTGTATTTGGTAAACCATTTCTTGCATGTACCGTATATCTCCTTCAACGGTACCGCATTCTCGTCCTGGACCTCTTTTGTTATACCGTGTACTGACGTTGCTTCTTCCGAATATCCTGCAAGTCCTTCCTTGTAGTTATACGGGAATATCATTTCTACACGGTCTATTATTTCCAACTTTTTCATGTCTATACACGACATAGCCATTTCTACCAAAGGGATATCCAAAAAAGCCTGCTTCTCCTTGCTTGGCAATCCCCCGGTTTCAAAGTCATAGACAATCACGAAATTACTACTTGTTTTCACGTTACTAAAATTTACTCTTCCGCTACCGGGTTATTATCGTTTTCCAATACATTGTACATCTTGATTGTGCAATGCTTTTTAGGGGTTACCACAATCTCGTTTCCTCCCAGGTATTCCGGCAAATGTCCCCTCATTATATATGCCTGCACATCGTTACGGGTAAACCGTTTCCCGTTCTGCTTCCGGAAATTGTCATTCATCCAGATAAGCAATCCTTTTGCGTTTACGTCTTCTATTAAAAATTTTTCCATACCTTTTATTTTATCATCAACAATCTTTCAAAATCCCTGTCCCGGTCTTCCTCACTCTTATACACTACCCATAAATTCTTTATAGGGTTGTCCTTGAATGACGCGCTTTCATCTGCCAGCTTGTTTATCACTATAGCCGGGTTCCCGTCCGAATACCAGTCTTTTTCATACGATATAATGAAATACTTCATAAGGGCGTGTTCCCCGTCACTGAACACAAACATTCTGCCTTTTGAACGTTCCTCGTATTCTTTCCATACCTCAACCTCTTTCTGAAATATTTCCGCTTTATCACTATTGGGGTTCTCCAGATAATCCACTATCATTCTGGATACCCTTTTTAGTCCTATAGCGTTAAACACTTCCGCACATCCTATCAATATATCAACATCTTTTTCCATGCTCTTTCTCCAAAAGTTTTTCTATCCTTTCTTCCGGTATCTGATTCTTAAGACTTTTTCTGTCTCCGAAATCGTATATCTGATGGCATTCCATACATGCCAGAACTATGTTTTCCGGGTCACAGCGCAAACCTGGGTGTGCTCCCCGGCTCAATATATGGGAGAAAAAAATAGGCTTCATTTCAAGTCCCAGCCATTTTCCGCAATGGAAACAATAATGCGGATTTTCCTCCCATACTTTAGCAAACACTTCATTAAGCCTGTTTTCCTCTTCCTTCAATGAAGCACGGTTTAACTTCAATTTCTTTCTATTGTCGTAGCATTCCTTACATAACCATCTGTTGCGGTCATATATGAAATGATTCTCCTTGCAAGAAACACACGGTCTAACTTCTTCCTTCACTGTCTTTTTCATGATGCAAATATAATAATATTATCTGATAACATAAACTTTTATTATGTCATTTTTCACAAATCTTATAAAATATACAATCCTTACATCTATTTTTGTCGAATAACCATCCTCCGTACTGGCTGCAAAGTATAAACCCCTTCTCCTTGTTCCAATACTTTTTCCTCAACATCTCCCTGTATCTTTCAGATAAACCCTCTTCCTCTTCCTTAAACGGGCTTATCCATCCTCTTTCTCGCTGATACTTGTTAGCTCTGAATACCTGGTATCTTCCCCTCTTGTTCCACTTCTCTATTGCCTTCGGGCCTATCAAATTATAGGGGGCGAACATCATTTCCTTGTATCGGCTGTTCTCTATCATAGAACCTTGAAACACCATATATTCCCATAATGCCCTATTAGAGGAAATCCCGGTCTTTTCCCAGAACTTTTCCATGAGTTCTATTTTTGACCGGGTTCTTTTTAAATTGGGGGTGTAGTTGAAAAGATATTCTATTATCCTTTCAATGGCTGTTTCAATCCTCTTGTTCTCCCCACAATCTTTTTGCTGTGTCATAACAATTATGAATTACACCTGTTCGCAAACTCAATAGCCGATTTCTTATCGGGGAAATAGTTTGCCCGATTACCAGTCATTATATTTATCACTTCATAAATCTTACAACCATATTCAGCCGCTTCACGAACTATATACTTAATTCTACAATTTAAAGATTTCATAACTCTAAATTTTATTTGTTTGACAATCAAAAATTATTAGCCTTAAATTCACCTCTTAACTCTCCATTTTTGTACATTCTTACAGAAGCAACAACTACTGTACTGGACAAATAACGTCCGACATCATTTCTCAGTTTTTGTTCCAAAGCTATAGCCTTTGCCATTGATTTAGTTCTTTTCTTCAATACCTTATTAAATCCGAAAACTATATCCTTCGTTTCAATCTCAAAGCTATATACATTTGAAAACAAAACCTTTTTCAAATCTTCCGTCATTCTTTCTACATTTGATTTCATATCTTTATCTTTTTATTTGTTTGACTTCTTTTTCTTGGTTCCCTTATCAGAACCACATTGCAAAAATAAGATTTTGTTATGACATACACAAGTGCTTATGTGTAAAATGTGAGTTGTTTAACATCATTTCACAATACCAATAATTCACTATAATAAAAATATTTTACAAATTACATAACATTTTATTATTCTATAATTAATGTAATTTGTAATTATTTATAACCAAAATAAAAGGGAGTTACTAAATTGTAACTCCCTAATTATCAATTGTTTATAATCAAAATTAAAGTTCCAAAGTTGATATAGGGTAAAGATAAATCCCGCTGATATTGTAACCAGCAACCCCGGATTCCTGTAATGAAAAATTTTGATTATTTACAAAACACGGATTCAGCATGCACATAGTCTGTCCAGTAGGGTCTACTGCTGTCACCATCTTTGTAGTCGAATCCTGGCTCTGAATTGTCTTGCTGTAAATAGCAATGGCAAAACCAAGCTCGCCCAAAATCAAGGTGTCTACAATAGACTTGACGGAACCAAGACGGTGCATCATGCCTTCCATTACTGGCTGCTTGAAGTCAATAAAGAATTGGTCTACCGTCCATGTGCATTGATACTGTACGGCCGGAACCTCCTGGTTAAGGAGTGAGCCAAGCCCTTGTACATTCGCACGGGTGATGTTTTCTGCAAATTGCAGATTACGAACAAACCCGGCTACTTGATTATCTATTTTAATATACGCTTTAGGCGCTGTAAAAACTGCCATAATCTTTTAATTTTTAGGGTTTGTTATCCACGAATTAAATAACCTGTAAAGAACAACTTGGTGATTTCGTTATTTACCACAATTTTGTAAGTGGTGAAATAAGCGTCTTCCTTTCTCGTTGTCACTACATCCTTGAACGACAAAATCAGATTATCCTGTGCGTCCATTGCAGTTCTTGACTGCAAGTATGCCACAGTCCAGTCTTTAACCGCTCCTGCTGTCAGTGTATTGGCGTTAACACCGTTTTCCTGTCCCAGCAAATCCAATGTCGCATTTACAATCAATTCCTTATTGATTTGTGCGACGATACGCATAAACTGAATGGAATAGGACTGCCCTTTTGCATTGAACAGATTGGCGTTGTCCTGTAATGTGTTCACACCTTGCAAAATATTGAACTTTCCGGTGTAGTCGTTCAATACGGTTGTTAAAATACCGTATTTCAATGCCTTCTTCTTCTCTGATTCAGTCAACGAGTGTTGCAGTCTGTCAACTCCGATAGTCTTGAATGTGGGCGGTACATAAGGCGGTTTTCCACTGATACGACCCACAATCGCGCACAAGTTATACATTACACCCCACCAACGGATTTTCTGCGCATCGAATGCGGATACCACACCTGCCCCACCATGTACAAGCTGCACGAACGAACTGTCAAACTTTTTCGCCAAATCGATTTCTTTTGAGAAATCGGCTCCCTTGTCATATCCTGCCACATAGAGGAAATGCTGGAATTTGGCTGCACCGTTCATGTGTGTAATGTATGCTTTTGTCGTAGCCGAATATGCATTGTCTCCTACCTGGTCCAGAATGACATTACTATAGTCCAAACCTACAATCTGGTCCAGTACAGCGTTAAAGTCGTCCATATCGAAACTTTCTGTACCTCCTGTCGCCAGAATATAAGGCTTATTAGCAAGTGCCGTCGTAATGTCCCCTTCAGTAATCTTACCGTCGCCTTCCACATTAGTAGACGGGTCAAGCACGAATGCCAAAGCAAAGTTGGAATCGTTCTGTGCCCAATCCACAAGTTCCTGCATAGTGCCGAATTCCGGTGATTCAAGAACCAACTCGGGGTCACTGTTTTCCTGCGTGATGTCTCCGTAGGGTAAACCATCGCTGTATGTTCCGGTATATGTACCTCTCCAGAACTGCAAAATCCACTTGGTAGCGTCTTCGCGTCCTGCGATAAAGTTCATACCGTAACCCTTTGTTAATAACTCGTCGTTCAATAACGAACCGTTGGCTACCAAACCTTCGTCCAATGTTTTTACCGCAAACGTGCCTCCTGCTGCCGTCGCAAACGTCATTTTTGCACCTGTAGTTGTTGCTGCACGAACAAATTCAAGTTCGGAAATTCCTACTGCATCGGGGTTTGAAGGGTCCGGTGCAAACAGAGCTTCGGCAACTCTCCACCAAAGACCTCCCTTCATGAAAGCACGAAAATCCGCGATATTGTCGAAAGTATAGATAGCGTTCTGTCCCTGCGCATTCTCGCCATTGATACCAGCACCGCCACCAAATCCGGCTGAATACTTTCCTGTATCAATAATAAGGACTTTTCCATAGTCAAGATTTCGTGCCGGGTTCATTTCCCCACTTACAATAGTGGAGTAGACACCTGGCAATGAAATCTGCCGACCGTTGAAAATAAACGTTGATGCCATATTATTTTTCTTTTATTAGTCCACGAAATTCTGCAAGAACTTCCCTATCAAATCCTTACATTCATACATTTTCGGTATAAAGTTAAACATTTTTATTCCTTACACCAACTATTTAGTCACAATTTTATCAATGTCCGATTCTACACCGGGCAATTCATAATCCCTGCTATAATTGTCCGCACCCCATTTTTCGGCTGCTATTCCTGCATCCTCAAATGCAATCTTGTTAAGCAATTCTTCGTTTACCAGTGTTCCTACAATCTGGTCCAAAGTCAAGTCAAGCCTTACAGACTTTATGAAAATAGGAATAGGCAGTACGTTCTGGTTTGTCATTAATTCTGTTATCCTTACCTCTACCAAATCATATTGGGTAGACAGCCAGTTATAGGAACCCATTATCAGTGCATACAGAACTTCCGACATAATTATGCTTTCCAGCATGTTGTCCGAAAGACACATTATCTCGAAATTATGGAAACGGCTGTCTCTTATCTGCCATGCACCGCCATCGTATATCTGCCCGTTCATTTTTCCTATGGAATTGGTTGCTCCTGGGTCTGCACCCGGTTCCCTTATTACATAGGCTGGCAATCCGGTATTGTCTTTCGGAAACTCAAACAACACCCTTAAATTACGGGGGTTTGTCATTCCCCTTAAAAACAATTTCTTCGCCTGGTCGTAAAAATCAAAATTCCCTTCCTTCATTCCGTTAAGAAGTCTGTATAGGAAGGTATTCTGTTCGTCTCCCTTGTGCAGTCTGTAATCTTCCGGTATATAGTTCAATATTGAAACTATAAACTGCTTTACTTTTACTATCTCAATCATATCCCTTTAATTTGTTTTAATGCCTCGTCTATCGCCATTTCTGCAACATATTCTATCTGCGCCTCTTCCAAAGCCCTGTCCATAAGTTTTTTGGCCGTTATACCGCCATTGAACCAACTTGTAGGGTCTGACTTGTCACTAACCCTTCTGAATGTCATATACTGACCTCTCTTCTCCTGGTCTGAACTTCGAGCCTCAACCCTTACAAGACCTTCATATTTTGCCGACTTGTGCATGTATTCCGGTACGTTCAGTCCGGGTATGTTTATTTCCTTCCGGCTTCCCTTTACTTGCTGGCTTATCGGTAAGTCTGCAAGCTTCAACGGCTGTCCTCCTGCATTACGTGCCATATCGTACACATCTTTAGGCATAACAGAGCTAAATATTCCGGATTCCGCTATTGCTCCGGGTGTGGCGTGTCTGAACGGTATTGTAAGATACCATCCCAAACCGTCCTTCTTTATCTTCGCCTTGTCCGAACGCTGGAATCCTATCTTCTCGTCAAACGGTGTCGCACCCTCTTCCAGCATCATAGGAAGAGGACCTGCCGCCCTTGCAGACAATACAAATTCTACAGATGTGGCAGAAGTCCGGTCTACCTGCATAGCAGACCGATATATCCCCCGTGTCTGGTGCAGTTCGGAATCCACAAGTGCATTCCATCTTCGCATATATTCCTTTACTACATCGTCAACAAGACGTGTTCCAAGGAATTCCGCTTCTTGTGGCGTCAATGCGAATTCCGCTACCGTTTCCGATATGTCAACATATAAAGGCAACATGTTATTCTTCCGTTATGTATCTTATATCACACCCAAACTTTGCAAACAATATCTCTATAAAATCGCTGTCCGTTCCCGACAGACTTTTCCGGCTCAGTGTTACTACCGTTCCTATCTTATAGGATATCACGTCGTCCAACAACTTGTTGAACCCCTTTCTTTGCGCCAATGTAACGTTAAACGTCACATCCTTATATACATCTTTGGCGTGCAGTCCGTTTTCCCTGCAATACCTTTCCAATGCTTCTATATGCTTGTTAAGGTTATGCTTGTTCATGACCCTTGCATATATTACATTCTTTCTTTGTCCTTTAGACGCAATCGCATATACGGATTCGTCGTCGTAATCTATCCATTGTGTAGCGGAATTGTGGGTCTTTATCCTTCCTTCCTTTACATAATTGGATAATGTTGCCCGGCTTATACCAAGGACTTCCAAAACTTTCTTCGCTCTCATATACAAAATGTTTAAAAGTGTACAAATCTAAACATTTTCTTTCAAAGAAGCAAATTATATGTCTTCATTATATATCACACCGCTACCATCAAAATTCGGCTTCTCTATCGCTATAAGATGGCTCCTTCTTACAATAGCCTGGACCGGAAGCTCTATCTTATTCAGTTGTCCGCTTTTCTTGTCAGTGGCCCATGAAGCGCGTATCTCATGCGGCAAATCTATAACATGATATTCCGGGTTATGCTTGTAATATACCGACACAAAGCCGTTTTCGGGCAAAGCATCCATCTCCATATCCAATATGATACAATAGGGGTTAACGTCGCTTATATGTCCTTTATCCGTCTTTACAAGGGGTTTGTTTGAAGCCTCAAACAGATACATAGCCAATACCTGTACTGGTTTGTATGTGGTAAACACAAACGGCTGTCCCATATCATCGTATCTTATAGGGAGATTTTCAGAAAAATACGATATTTCATTTCTGAAAGAAATCCTGTCATAATAGGATAAATTCGCCTTGTCTATATCCCTCACTGTTACCGCCATTGTACCTAAAAGCTCCTGGCTCCATGATTTGTATTTGTCGGTAAAATTAATCCCTGTTATCAGTGCTTTCGTATGTATCGCATTCACATAGAAATATCCGGTACCGAAACAATTCTGACAGTCCGGCAGTGCAGATTCTTTTCCATGACACGGGCAACGTAAAGCGCGCATTATCTCCACATCGTAACCTTTGGCTTGTATCGCCTGGTCGAACTCCGATTTGAAAAATTCCGGTCGGAAATTACTCAATCCAGAAGATGGAGACTGTAATATATTTCTTGTTTCTCCCATAACTTAAAATACTGCAAATTTAACCTCGTCATACACCAACTTCAACCTTCCTACCGTTTCCTTTATCTCTTTTTGATATTGAATCAATCGTGCAGAATACCCGGCAGATGTCGCAGAAGCCGTTGTGCTTATGCTTTGACTTAATCCGTCTATACTTAAAGACTGTCCAGAAACGCCTGCAATACCCAGAACCAAATCTCCAGCTATGTTAAGCGGCCCGAATGATGCAAGTTTTCCCAACAGATTAATCAAGTCCATAGGCATTTGGTCTACATCCCACCCGGTTATATACTGTACCCTCCAATAATCCGGTATATACTGGAAACGCTGCATACCAATCTGAGACGTTATGCCTGTCAATATTATTTCCGCATTTCCTTGTGTCGTGGAAGACCCTGTAGGAACAACACTCAGCCTTCTTTTCCCTTGTCCCATACCACTGTCATACTCGCATGACAGCCATCCTTGGGGGTATATAATCTGCTCTATCTTATTGAGCATCCCAATCATGCTTAACGGCTCCCTTACCGGATATGACGGGAACAATATAGGGAATTGCTGCCAATAGTCCTTTTGGTAATAAGTCAAAGACTGGTCGATTAACTGCTTTACAAATTTCAAATTGAACCAATTCTCAACCTCTCTTTGTGCTGATTCTATATAGGAGCGCATGGATTCGTCCGTAAATGATGCTCCCTGCCCTCCGTCAATGGTTATTCCGTATAAGTATGTCTGCCATATCTCGGCTACAGACAGCACAAGTCCGGAATTTTTCTTGTATTTTATCGTAAACGTCAATCGACCACCCATCTTTGTAAAATATTTTTATTTAGACAAAATCATATCTATAATTTCCTCTTTCTTTTTGCCTTTAAGGTCTTCTTCCTTGAAAGAACCTCCGTCTTCTGTCATTGCAAGTTCTTTCAGTTCGTCAACCTTCATTTTCTTAAGAGCCGTCTTTACCTCATCGTCCTCTTCTTCCTTGATAGAAACTTCCTGCTTTGTTTCCAGTTCGGGGACTACTGCCTGCGTCTCCTTGTTTCCTGCCTTCAAGTCCTCGACGCATTTCTTCCATACTTCAATTTCCTTTTCTTTCTTGGAAATTTCAACCTTCTGCGCCTCGACGATATTCTTAAGACGTTTTATTTCCTCTTCATATTCCTTGTTCCCTTCTTTCACTTCCGAACGAAGTTTTTCTTCAAGGCGTGTTTTGAATTCCGGTTCCTCACCTTCCTTGTAAATATCGGGAAGTTTACGGCTTACTATTTCTTGATAGAGTTCTTCCGATACTTCCGCTCTACCGTTAACAAACTGTACCGGGCCACCATTAAGTACAATTCTATGGTTGTTATACACCCGACTTTTTAAAATCACTTTTTCCATAATACAAAATTTTTAAACAAAAAGGGAAGGAGTTCAATTACTCCCTCCCTTTCACTTTTCACTTCTTAAACATATAAATTTATATCAAGCTAATTACAAGCCCTCCTCACCAATGTTAACGATACGTACAATCTTTGCAGGCTGATACAATACCGGGGTACCGTAGTTCAGAATTGCAAAACGCTTGCTTGGAGATGTAACAGCGAAGTCCATCTTCATAGTATCAGCAAACTGCAAGTATTCGTTAATCTGACTGTCATTGTAATATACCAAAGCAGACTTAGTACCTGCAATGATACGATTACGGTCACGTACGCAATTTGTGGCTGCACCGTCATAACCTGTTGCCATCTGCGAAGCCGGAACCTCAAAGATAGGGAAGTATTCAGTATTTGCGTTCAAAACCGCATTCTTCTTGGTACGATATACCACGAAGCAAGTAGCAGGGAATGCACCACCTACGCCAGCAGTAAATCCAAATTCTACTGATTCAGAAGCGGCTACAACCTGGGCGCCAGCAGTTGTGATATTCAGAGGTGCGGATTCACCATAACGATTCTTTGCTGTTACCAAGTAGCCATAAGAACCTGCATGGTTGCCGAAATTAGTCTTGGTATCGGCTGCATTAACCTTAATGACAGTACCAACAACCGGAGTAACCGGAGCTTTAGCACTTGTGGCGCCCTTGCCTACCATAATAGGCTTGCGTTCGTCGAAGAAACGGTCATTCTTGATGTTAATCTTACCGAACTGAGTTGTAACGTCGTTTACAGACTGTCCCATTGTTGCACCAGTTACAGAGGCAGCAAGACCTACAATAACTCGCTTGCTTTCGTGGAACATCTTAACGTAGTTGTTGAACACAATCGGGTTAGAAATGATGCGGTCGATATAACCGTTATAAACGTTCACTACAACGTTTGCAGCGTCTTGAATCAGACTGTCGTTCAATACAGAACCTTGTGCGTCGATAACTGCCGGACTGTTGAAATAACCGTCTAACAGTTGTTCAGAAGTCTTACCTTCTGCCGTGCCACCGTCCATTTCGTTGATACCCAACATGTGTTGACGGAAAACACCGTCGAACTGCTCAGCTACACAAGAAGAATCAGCGTCAACAAGACGTGTGTCGATAATGGTACTCAGAAGGATAGTCTTATTCTCGACTTCTTTCTGATACATGTCCATATTGCCAGCCAATTTAACCAACATTCCCGGATGTGTAACCTGTCCGGAAACACCCATAAACTTGGTTACAATTGATTTACGTCTGTATTGAGAATCGGTTTCCTGCGGAGTTTCACCTTCTGCATTGAAAATACCAACTTCCTCACCATACTTGTACAACTGGTTGTACTGGTGTACAGTGTTGTCAATCTTATGTTTAGGCATTTCCATGTAATAAACCAACTGGTTCATACGGTTGCCCAGAATCTTCAAGACTGAATCCAGGGATTCAACTTTCAAACCACCACCATTGTTGATTTCGTTGTTATACTGCATTCCGGTCTTAAGACCTGCTTCCATCGCTTTCAAGATTTCTGCCGAATCCATGCCGCCCAGTACATCGCCAGTACCGTTTTGATTGCTATAATTATACAAATCCATATTCTTTTTATTTAATAGAGTTTATTTCACGAATTTTACACCATTCTTTTCGTACATGTAACGTGCAAGATTTTCACCCACTGTTTCAGCGTCCGGATTGATAAGGTATGCAAGTGCATCACTTTCCAGTGACTTAGCGATATCTTCCGGTGCTTCTTCCAAAGACTTTTCAATAAGCTTTACGGCCATAGGTCTGTCTTTCACTACATTAACTTCGTATTTACCTGCTTCGTCCTTTCTTTCCTCGAAAGATTTCTGAATAGCTGTCATATTGTTAAGTCCTTCTGAACGGAACATAGGAGTAACGCCAGACATTTTGTCCAATTTGTCGTTAATACCATCCACTGTTTCCTGGAACTTGTCAATAGACTTTTGGAAATTCTCCATCAAAGGTGCAAATACAGAACCCAATGATTTCATGATGTCTTCCTTGTCGGATTTCTCCACTTTTTCACCTTCTGCATCCTTATCCTTGGCGGTATTCTTTTCGTCTTCCTTCACCTTTTCTTCGTCCTTAACGGCTTCCTTTTCCAGCTTATTGATATCCTTTTCCTCTTTGGTTTCGGATTCATGGTCTCCTGCTGCTGCTCCGTTTTCAGACTTTTCGATTTTCACGTTCGCCATAATGTACTCGTCGGAAAATCCCATAGACTTCATCAGAGATACGATAGGGTCGTTCAAATATTTTTCGTCCATCTTTATTAAACTTTTAATTGTGTACAAACTTATTTATTAACGGTTCTCAAATAGTCCTTTATAACGTTCAATCCTACATTGCCGTTCAGATAATATTTATAAAGCTCTTAAAATCTTTCGTCTCTTTCCACTATGATAGGGTTAATGGTAACGTTGAAAGACTTGTCTATCTTTATATTATATCCGTCCTTCTGTAGCTCTACAAGAACGTTATTGGAACCGTTGCTAATTTCTTCTTTATTGCCCTCCACGAAATCTACTGTCTGCACGCCCTTTACTATATCGGCAAATGAATTTGCATTTACGGGCGTCATTGTCATTGCTACGTTTGTAATCAATGCCTTTGTCACCTTTTTAGGATTGTTCTTGTCTCTTTCAAGTGCTCTTCCTTCAACGGAGAAACCCGGCTTCCGGTCTGTACCGCTTGCAAGCATTTCCAGTGCCTTGTCATAAAAGGCTCTTGCTTCCGGTGATTTCTTCCATAATTGGCAACGCACGTAGAACTTGTTATTCTTTACATATGCGTCCAATGGGTGTCCTATCCAGAACCTTGATTTATTGATAGGGCTTCGTGATGGCAAATGGTCTAAATTGATTAGACCGTGTTTTAAAAAGCGGTCTATTACAAATCCGTTAGGGTTCATAGATTCATCCTCCGAATCAATGGAAGAATCAGACGCCAAACCTTCAAAAATCATTTTTTCATATCTTCTATCGTCCCCTACCGGGTAATCCATAGGATTGAAATCTGATTTCTCAAAGTTTGCCTCTGTGAAAAAATTGAATCTTGAATCTACTTCAAACATCTTATAATAATCTGTAATCCAACGAATTAAAATAAACGCTTTTATGTAAATATCTTATAATCAGCATTTTATACCGAATAATTTTATTTACGTATTTACCGATTCAAATGTATGAATTATTATGCAAATAGCCAAACTTTATGCAAAATTTATTCACTCTTGCTTTTTTAAATAAAAGAAGGGGTGTTTACACCCCTCCCCAAAACAATTAATGCAATTGTAAACGATATTTAGTTTGCTTGAGTGTTGCCATGAAGTCTTCTACCCACGACTTTTCCCCGGCATATTCGGGGTTATTGTCAAGCTTGGAATAGAATTCTCTTGTACGGTCTATAATGAGGTCCACCAATTCTATAGGGTCGTTGACCTCTATTTCTTCACCGTTTATCTCCCCGTCCTTGAAACGTCCGAAACCGCTTTGTCCGGCTTCCATTATCTTATCTTCATAGTCGGAAAGTTCATCTATCAAATCGTCCAGATACTTGTGCTTGGCATTGTCTTCCTCTTTCCAATGCACGTTTTTTGAACGGGTCTTAACGCCTTCCAGGAAATTAGCGAAATCGGCAAACACCGTATACATACTGTCCTCCTTCTTTGCCTTTTCCAGTACATCGGCTTTCACCTTCCCCTCTTGAATCATTTCGGAAATAACACTTTTGAATATCATCGCGTCTTCCACAGAAGAAAACTTCATGGAAACCGTCAATCCGTCTTCTGACTTCTCTATTTCCTCGCTGTTCGTTTCTTCGCTTTCTGTAGTTTCTCCTTCCTCGTTCTTTGCTATTCCGTCACCTTCCGGGCCTTTTAGCTTGTCGTCCAAATCTTCCTTGCAAATAGCATTCGCATCGTTACAGTCCATCGTCTTTTCAACTTCCTTACTTTTCCAGTCTTCCGGCAATTCGCTTTCAAGACCCAGTTCTTTAGCACGTTTCTTAATCCACGCCTTAACCTTTTCTTTCGGCATATCAGAAGCACCGGACAACTTAATAGCGTCCTTCAAATCCTGGCTATTTCTGATAGGATATTTCCCATTCGGCATTGCCTCTCCTTTCTTTGCCAAGTCCTTTCTTTCACTGTGTGAAAAATCGGTCTTGTTGTTCGCTTTCCGTATCTCCTTAGGGTATTTCTCGCACACGGACTTTACCACGTCTTCCGTCACCTTCTTTTCCTGGAAAGCCTTCATCACGATTTCTACCGGGCTGGGTTGCACTTCCAGGCCCAAAATCTTCTTGATATTGTCTTTCATGTCAAAGATGAAATCGTAGTCTTCCAGTTCGGTAACTGGGTCAATCCACATACTGCCGATTTCTTCCTCACCGTCAACCACCACAAAAGCCGGGGATTCATCGTCGACGTGTCCCATGAAGTAATGGATTTCCGCATTCTTCGTTTTAGCTACACCGACCTCCATAAGAGTATCTTCCGGAACGTCTATCCCGGTCTCCTCGAAAAGCTCTCTTTGTGCGGCTGTACGGAAATCTTCTCCTTCGTCAACATGTCCCCCAGGTATGCACCAATCGGGTGTATAGTTCATGTGTTCCCCTGCTCTCTGTAAGATAAGCAACTTACCGCCTCTGAACAAAAGCACGTCCGCATACTTTACTACCCCGGTCTTTGCCTTCATGATATCATCGTATGCGCTTTTGGAAAGCTTCTTACTTTTCCATGCTTTCTTTGCTACATGAACTGCATATACATCCGCAATGGCTTCCGCTATATCTTCGTCTTTCTGGAATGCGGCAATGGCCTTGAAAACCTTGTCCCTGTCTTTCTGCAATTGTGCAACCCGTGAAGTATGTTCCTTCAAGAACTCGTTGTATTTCTCTTCCGAAATCTCTCTTTCGTCCTTGTCAAGCAGGGAGAAGCTTTTCAATACCTGGCTTCTTTCGGCAAATTCGTTTGCAAGCTCTTCTGTTCTTGCTTCTATCTTTTCGGAGCGTCTCAGCAACTCCCTGTATTCAGACACCTTTTGTTCTGCTGTCTGTAAATGAAATAATTTCTTTAAATTCATAGCTACAAATTTTTCTGCTAAAATACGAATTTTGCACAATCTATCCAAAAATACAGACATTATCAATATAATAGGAAGTGTTTTTCTTCAATTCGGGCTTATAAAAATACCTGTTAAGTGTCTCCACCTTTTCTATCCGGTCAATCCTACCCCTCTTGTTCCCATACAGAACAATTCTGTCGGAAATGTTCAATTCCTTTACTTTTACCGGAACAAGGCAGTTCTTCTCATACGTCCATACCATTTGTTCGCCCGAAATCCTGTTAAGAACACCTTCCTTGCCTGCATTAAAATAGATGTTATACACTGATTCTTGCGGTTTCATTTCGCGTACATGCAAGCCTTCCACAAGCGTATAGGAATGTCTTGTCTTCACGGCTTCATTAATCCTTATATCCTTTAGGAACTTTTCGCCTTCAAGCGTCCTTATCTCCACAAACCCGGTGTTGAATCCTCCTTCTCCCATAATCAATGTTCAGTTTTCAGAAACAAACCTTCTTTTGTTATAAGCGCATATTCCGGACCAGCCTCTATATTATACAGTTTCCCTTCATACAAGGATAAACCTCTTTCCTTTATCTTCATCGTTCCTGCTCCCATGTGCATATATTCCGGATTATCATTGTAGAATTTTACATATTCCTCCACATCCCCCTGTTCTATCTCTTTATCGGGACTTCTTCGACTGCTTCCCCTGGTTACTCCGAAACAGTCTTCATCAGTCCATTCATCGAATGTCTTTTCATCAACAAGCGGTATCGTTACTTGATGCGGCATTGTGAACGCGAGATGTTTTGCGTCTTCACATACAGAGATTACTATTCCTCTTTCCAATACAACGTTTCCCATCTCTCCTTTGAAATCAGTACACTCTACACCCTTCTTGAATAGGTTTGTATCGTTCATCATACAATAGAGTAATACATACTCGTCTTCCTTTATCTGGTCCAGACGTACCGGGATAACCTCCCAGTTGTACACATCCACCTCTTCCGTGCTTTCCTTGACACGTTCCTTTGTTACCCTTGTCTTCCGTAGGGTCAGAACCTCTACATCTCCCTTATATCCGAAAATCATACCTCAAACACTTTGTCTCCAACATATATTTTTACTTTACTTTTTCTCTCTATCTGTCTCTTGTATGGTTCTTTAGGCTGTTCAAATGAATGCGTCTCGTCATTCCAAACCATACCTTTAGGCACATCCCTAAGGTCACAGCGGCAAAAAGGGTGAACACTATTTAACACTGGTTTCCAATCTTTAACTTTCCTCCCTATATTGTCCCCATTGCTTATAAGGTCTATAAGCTTGAATATCCTCGGTTTGCTTCCTATCCCTGCTGTGGTGTAAAACTTTATACAGTGCTGGCATGCTCCACTGAATACCTCTTTATATACAAGCGCGTCCGCTCCCTGTTCCTTCATTATCTGCTGGGCTACCCCAGTTTGATATATGTTCTGCATTTCGGTTTCCACTATACGCCCCCAATCACGGTTCCAGTCTTCCAGGGAATGCCCTATATTACTGACAATGTTCTGCACGGACTTCTTTTTCAGAGCGCCTTCTATCATTTCCTTCTTTATCGTTCCAAGCTCCAATTGTCTTTGCTGTTCCACAAGAACTTTTACTTCTTCTTCCGATACAGCATTAGACATTATCGTTTTCGCCCGTTCTCCCATCGTCTTTATATAGGAGTATGTACGTGTTGCTGCCGCATAATACACTTCCTGTTCCAACGGTGTAAGTGCTGCCCACTGATGACGGTCTATATACTTGGTAAAATCGTCAAAATTGAGTGTAACCAATTGGGAAGGTTCCAATTGTGCACTCAATCTTCCGAACAGATAGGACTGGAAATATGGAGGTATCTTTTCTATCTCCCTTCTCCATTTATAGCCATACCGCCTTAACAAGGACTTGTCTTCCGGTGTCAACAGCTTATCTCCCATTACATCGGCTACAATCCTTGCAAGACGGTAGTCTATTATATCATACAGTTTTTGTATCTCTTCCGGTGTGAATATCATTTTCCAACCGCTTTTGTCATTTCCTTTACAAGCTCCTTTATCATCGCGTCCGACTGTGTAGCGAACATAGTCTGTGCAAGACCTTCATAACCGCATTGTATTTTCGGGTATCTGATAGGGTCTTTCACGTGTCTTTTCACTCCAATAAGACGCGATACCAAAGGGGTTCTTATACCATCAACTTTCTTTTCCGACATTCTTCTTTATCTTATAACCATCATAAAGGTCTTCGTTAAAAATAGACATATCTGGTTTCGGGAAGTAAGGATTATATGGAGCGCTTCTATGAAACTCTCTACCTTCTGGACCTAAAGCTGCAACTTCTTCCATCGTCCAACCTTCGCCCATTCCACGTTCTTCAATCTCAAACCATTCGTCAGCCGTCATATCAATTCCGTACTTTTTCTTTGCCATAATTTTACTCCTTTCTTTAAGTTTCTATGCAAATATACAAAACTGTTCAGAATTGAACAAATTTATAAGTCTATTTTTTTAAGAAACCTATCAAGTTCTTTTTGATTTAACACTTTGTTATCATAAATCACTCCATTATCGGAATTTCCGTCATACAATTTAACGGACTTAAATTTATCTTTCAACGGAGTTTCGATAACTTTCTTGAAAGATTCGGACGCTCCTTTATGTCCCTTTTTCGCCACTTCTGTAGGAACATACCGTTTCGTTCTCTCAAAACGTTTCTGTATTCTATCCAAAGCCGTACTGAAATCGGTTGCCACGCCTACCAAATGGACATCGTAACCTTGTGCCTTCAATTAATCAACCAATTTTTCAAGTTTTGCCGGGTTTCCAAATACAGCATCTTTTACAAAAGAAGATTTAGATTTTATATATTCCTTGTCTATCGCTTTACCTATATCCGATACCTCTTCGTGCACATAAGAAGATGCTTTCTTCGGGTCTATCCCCTTCACTCTTTCATAGTCCGGTATCATATCGCGCATATCGTCCACATCAATAACGGGCAACTTGTCTATAGAAGGGTCTTTCTCCTTCATCTTCTTAAGATAATACCCTTTACCCGAACCACCACCGCCAAGCATTAAATAAGCACGCGGTTTTGTCTCAAATAGCATTTTCTTCCGATATTCGGACTTCACTTTGTTATGAACTTTAATCTGTCTGTCTCGTTTCCACGCACTACCTTCCTTATAAAGGTCTTCCGTTGTCTTGGTTAAATCGGCTTTCTCTTCCTCTGTAGCCTTTCTTTTCTTGTAGGGTAATCCTACAATACCAAGCTTCCGGTTTACCGCGTTGTTCACATATACGCCTTGTTGTGCCTTCGCAATCTCCAGAAGACCGTCATACATTTCTGGTCTTCCCAGGCTCTTTTCCAAAAGAGCCTTGTTTATATATCTTTCTAACTTTAAATCATCGAAAGTTTCCATAATTTCTTATTTGTAAAGATTTTTTAAATAATAGTCAACTGCTGGTTTCATTATAGGATTGTCGTTAAACGACTTGTATTGTGCGAACGGGTCTTCCTCGCCCTCCGGTACACCTTCCGGCTGTTGTCCAGGCTGTGAAGCTCCGAACATCTTGTTTTGTTCTTCTGCCTGCTTCATCCCCTGGTATACCTGGTTAAGAATGATGTCCTTTTCGGGGTCAAAGTCACGTCCGTTGTACTTCTTGAATATGTCCTGCATAGAAACCATTCCGCTACTCAATTTTTCAGAATCCAGTTTTACCTGTGCTTCCTCGTCTTCCACCTCTATTCCGGTAAATGCAAACTCGTAGTTTTCATCCAGCTCACTCACAATATACTTTGTAATGACACCCTGCAAGAATATCAATAGAGGCTTCAATCCTTTTTCCCGGCTGTGCTTCAATCTTTCGCGCTGCCCGTCCTGTCCGAATATCTGCTGACTTTCCTTGAAATTGAATCCAAGTTCGGACGGGTCTATACGGTATACGGAACATGTCATTATAATAAGAAACTTTATCCACTCGTTAAATTCCATATCACGGTTGCTAAGTTTCTGCAAGTCTACCCACTCCAAATCAATACCGTTTATGACTGGGGTGCGGTGCGAATTCTGGTATCCTGCCATCGTCTGCGTCCATGCCTGCCTAAACTCCTGCAATGTACTGTTTGATATGTTAGGATTCTTTATATTGATAAACCCTTTAGGCTGAGACCCCTGGCAGTTATGAACTGCTGTATAATTGGCAAGAAATATATGCTTATCATTGAATACCTCTATATCGTAAAGTTGTTCCTTCTCCTTTACAAGTCTGGAATTGTCCGTTACCTTATAGAAATGATAATTTAATATTTCCGGCACATTACATCCTGCCTCGGTCAAAACCCTTATTAATTTACCTCTACTTATCCTTCCACCTTTTTTCACATGATGCTTTGAGAAAGATATGTCACCTCCTCTGTTGTTTTCCAGTATATCTAAAGCCAAGGAATTAGGCACCAAATCCCATTTATCCTTTGTTTTTTCTCCCCTTAATATACCTTCATTCTTATAATCCTGCAAATAGCCTATCTTCCCAACAAAAGACATCACGTCTTGAATAACAATTGTTGTAGGATAACCGTATTTCTTATTGGAAACAACATACTCTCTTGCAGCAACCCCAACACTTAACAACAACTGTAATATATCTTGCCTCAAATCGTTGTTCACACAACAAATGGTAGGAGTTTTATACCCCATTATGTTTGCCGAAGTATGTCCATCTGCCGAAAACAATCCTCTCAAAAACGCGCATCTCAACTCTTCCGGCAAGTTAAATACAGAAACGGGTATCTTCTTGTCCCTTGTATATCCGAATCCTATACTTATAAGCCAGTCAATAAAACATGTATCATATATGAATATATACGGATATCCATATTCCCCATCACTTCTTTGTGTGGAAGGATTACTTTTCTTTATACGATAATTTATTCCGTATTTATCCAACACTTTAGAGAAATCACCAAAAAGTTTTTTATCTTTTGTATGATGTGGGAAAATTTCAAGCCTGTGTTCCAACCAGGTACCGTCCCCCAAAGCAAAGCCAATCATTTCCCAGAAATTCTTATCCTTCACCATTTCCAAAGAAGGTGTAAAGATTCTCTCCTTCTTAAGTACAGCTTCCTTTGTCGGGTTAGTAAATTCTCTAAAATATTCTCTTCCTATAAAATAATCCTCTTCGTGGAAATCGCCATAGGTATTTATATCCACAAGACAGTAATCGTCTGTAGTCAAATCCTTTTGTTCTTTCCATTTGGGAGACTTATCTTTATCCGTTATAGTCAAGAATCTGTGTTCTCGGCTTGTTCTTATCTTTAAGCCGTTATACAGTCTTGTTTCGTACAAATCATCTATTCTTGTCTTGTATGCGGATGCCTTGCAGTATTCCACACCGTCAAAAATTTCAAATTCTGTACCTACCAAATCTTTTATTCTTCTTAAACCCTTATTCGTCGTAACGAGTGTTTCTGGTGAAACACAAAAGAAATTCGCATTATAAGAAAAGCCCCACAATATCCAGGTTATGATATTCACCAACGTTTCCAATTCCGATACCCCATATCCGTTTCTTCTTACATCAGATGTCTTGTTTCTGATACCAAAACCAAGCTCCCACGGGTAATACAATATCGGTTCCTTCGTTATAGGGTTATGAAGAATCATTTCATCCCACACCATGCAGTAACGCGGCAAATGCCCCTTGAATCTGTACTGCTCGAAACCTTCCCTTTGTCTGGGGTCTACGCTGTCAAGAAAACGTATCAGAGAAGCATCCACAGCGCGGAACTTCTGCAATTCCCACATTCTGTTGCGGACCATTTCAAAGGCCAACTGGTCTAATGTAAGACTATCCGACATTATTTTACTTACAAATTCCTGCAAACTGTCCATATTGTCCCATTTGTCCGTCCATCCTCCCTTTTCCAGGAAATCAACTATCTTTGAAATCTTTTTCTTGTCCTCGTTTGTCAATTTCTCATCCCCGGTAGAAAAAAGGCTCTTCTTCTTTCTGATTGTGAAACCCTCCTTCTGCTCGTCTTCCGAAAAGTCCATAAAGTTCATTATCTGCTCCACGCGTGTAGACACGATACTTTTCACTATATGAATGTCCCCCATCCGGCGCAATACGGAAAAGGACAGAACCCCTTTAGAATCCTTGAATCCTCTTCCGTTACCGGATATGTCGTTAGGGTCAAAGAAAACAGACTGAATTTTTGTAGGCTGTCTATTGATTTCTCCCAGATACAAATTAGCCTTCATTATCTCCCCTGCATCGTTTGAGTTTAACGCAGCCTGCAATTTGCTTTGGAATGCCATAGGTGCAGCCTTTTGCAGCATGTCTATCTCTTCAATGGACAAACTCGAAAGACTTGCAACCAAATCCGGCTTTTCCGCTTTTTGTATTATCTTTCCTTTTCTCTTTCCCATTGTAAACAATTTTTATTCTCCAGCCAATTGTGTAAGGTTTACCGTCGCTTTCTTTCTTCCTTCTACTGCCGTAACAACTGCCGTTCCGGTACGCTGTGCGCCAGTATTTGCATCCGCCACTACAGAATATTCAGTAGAACCCTTGGTAAATCCCGTACCACTCACTACAGTAGTGTAGTCAACCGTCATAGGTGAACCGTCATTCTTCCCATTCACTTTCTTCTGCTTCTTGCTTGAAACATCGAATATCTTTGTTTCTCCTGCTGCTGCAAATGAAAGTGTTGTCGGGTCTGTAGTCAATGTATAGTCATACGTCACTGTCGCTGCAAGCTGTGTTAACGTAACCTTTACCGTCTTGTTACTTCCAGTCTGTGTAATGGTAATAGAACCGTTATTAGCTGTTTCTGCCTTGTTCTCTGCTGCCACTATGCTATAATTCTCTCCATTGGTGGTTTCTGATGAAGTCTCGCTAAATCCGGTTCCGGTAATTTGTGCAGTCGTATCTACCTTCTCGACATCACCAGACGGTTTACCGTTAACTTTTTTCTGTCTTGTTGAAACAACTTGTAAACTCTTCGTTTCTCCAAGCGCTACAAACTGTATGGTCTGTGAGTTGGCTGTAAGTGCATAGTCATACGTCACTGTAGCCGCATTCTGTGTCAAGTTCATCTGTACGGTCTTTCCGCCTTCCTGTGAAATGGTTGCCTTTCCTGTTCTCTGTGAGGTCCCGGTATTCTCCTCGGCTTTCAGATTGTAGTTGTTTCCGCTCACTTCATAGCTGAATCCCACACCTGCCAGTTCTATATCCGTAGGATAAGTTTCTGCCTGCTGTTTTACTCCGTTCAGAACTTTTGTTCTTGTAGAAGTCACAGTAACCAGCTTTTCACCTCCTGCACCGTCGAACGTTACCGCTGTCGGGTCTACTGTAAGCGCATATTCGTAGGTTACAGTAGATGCAGCCTGGTTGCATGTAATCTGCAATGTCTTTCCGCTTTCATTCTGTTTAACCGTCACTACCGCTTTTCTTGTCGTGTTGTTGGGGTTCTCGTCAACCGTTACTTGTCCTCCACCGTCAACCTTGAATCCTGCCCCAGATATTGAGAATGTAACTGGGACGCCTTCCGGGTGTCCTACTGGCTGTCCGTTCTTGAATGTCTGTTTTGAAGACGTCACCACGCACATATCATCACCTCCCTTTGCAGGGAAATTAAGTGTAGGTTCTTTAGTCTCCAATACGTATTCCACAACTTCCTGCACGTCCGACAATACCGCGCCCTCTTCTCCGAATCCTTCCGGATATGAGATAAGCTTAACAAGCGCCTTAAACGCCCATTCCTTGAACTGTCCGATATTATAGGTGTGTCCGGGTTCAATCACGATACCCAGCCCCTTATAATATTCCACGTCACCATAGAGGCTTTCCGTCACGAAAACCTTCATCTGACTGTCGATACCGTCAGTTACGACAGTCATTTGGTGGACATTATCTTCTGTTGTAAACAATAACCGTAGCATAACCCCTTTAGTTGTTTTCGGCTACGAGTTCTTCGCGCCATGTGTTGTTATCTGTCATTACAACCACGTTCAAGTCTTCCTTTGCATCCAAACCAAGGTCAGCCAGCGTAAACGCCATAGGCTTTCCGGACATAACTTTAGTAGCAATGGTCTTGCGGTCTCCTCTGATTACTCCAAATCTTTCTGCGCTTTCCTGCAAATCTACGCTATTGGGGAAATAGATATCGACATCCTTCTTTGCCGGAACACTTGTCTTGATTGTAATAACGCATGCATCGTTTTCGTTCCATTCTGCCGTTACCGCAACAATTTCATTCAATCCCTGGGGGTCGATAATCAATTCCAAACCCTTTTCTTCCGCAAATGCTACAAGTTCCTCGTGCATCACGGCTTCGCCTACATTCCATTTGAAACCAAGCTTCAAAAGCTCGGCACCGCCTTCCGGGTCCGTCACATTTCCTTTAGGGGTAATTCCGCGCGGTGATTCGGTGATGAACACTTTCTTCTGGTCGCAACTTCCGTCCGTTACCAATGTCACATCAATATTCTTGTCTTCGTCCAAAAATCTATACAGTCTCATAATCTTTTCTTTTTTAATGGTTTTTATTTACATTCAAATACAATTTCCTGTTCCACGGAACCGTCAGCACCCAGTACGTAAACCTGGTAAATGCCTTTCAAGTCCACTTTCTGTACACCCAAATCCTTCTGACACTCGAAACCCAGATATTCGTTCTTCTCCTTCATTGTCAGAATCTTCTTGTCAACAGATACGGTGCCGATAGTTTCTGGAATGTTGGTGAACTCGCAGAACTTGTTGTTATGCTTAATACAAATCTGAGTACCTTCCGATACCTTTGCTTTGAAGTTCATCCATAACCAAGGAAGACCACCTGCATATTCAGCCTGCCACGGATATTCCGTCAGATAGGATTCGGGGAGAATACTGTTATAGTCCTCCTCACTGTTGATAATTCCACTATTAGGGTCCATCTTAATAGGCAAAGAATAGGTGGGGATTGCCTCTATCTCCTGCTGCAAAGCCTCGAAATTGCCTTGCAATCCCTGTGCAACCTGTGCCCCGGTATCACCGTCCTGTATTTGATAAAACGCTGCTTTTTTCATAATCTCTAAAATTTAAACTTTAAATCGTTATACCATACGAAATTATCATGCCAAATATTGTCTGTAGAGAAAATGAGTTGTCCCATTCTCCAAACTCCGTCTTTCATCCATTTGCCGAAGTTGTCCCAAACTCCTTTGGTAAGTACCCATACTGCCGGAATACTGAACTTCCCTCCGGAAATCCAATAATTGCGCATGTTCCGTCTATCGTTGTCCAGTACCCATACCTTCTTCACCTTTGGCGGCATTGTCTGTGAAGTACCGCCCGAACCTCCTCCAAGGTATGTGCCCGGGTTTTCTTTCGTTCCGACCCTTGAATAGGTTCCGGGCAAATAATCGCCTTGTGCCATAGTCATTCTCCTTTCATTTCCTTTATCGTCTCCGGTTTCTTGTCTCCGAATTCGTCGAAATCAGACAGATATTTTCTAATTCTCTGAGGTACCAAAGTAGGGCTTACCTTTGCCGCGTTCTCCACAATTGAAATTGATTCACGTATTATAAGCGCATTACACACCACAGCACGGAACCATGCGTATATCTCCACATTGCCGCCTTCCACAGTAAAGTTCCCCATCACATGCGAAACAATCAGAATAGCGGAATAAATAAAAAGCTTCGTAATAATCATTGAAAAGCCCTTGCTTGAAAAGTCCTTGTTCTTGATATGATATACCCAGCTTACAAGTGTATCTATCACTATAAGAATCATTAGGTATTTCAAGAACTCCCAGTCCCGAAACACATATTTCTCAATGAAGGATGCCGTGTTGGAAAAAGAGATAGGTATGCTCAGCAACACGGGAAAATATAAACTCATTACGTATTCCCTTATTTTATGTAGTTTTCCCATAATCATATGCGACGGAATTTTAGGAAATGGTATATGCAATATGTACAAGTTTACTCGGTGATGCTTCCGGGTATTTCTTTTTCAGATATTCGTAATGTTCTCTGATAACCCTTTCTGCCTCTTTAGGGTTGTGCCCAGATTTTGTGGCTGCGGCCACAAGTTTTTCTACTGTAGGAAAATCGCCTTTCTTTTCCTTCGTCTTTTCCTCCTTCGCGGTCTCCTTTGTCTTGATACCCTGGCGACGTACCCATCCGTTCGCGGTCTTCACATATTCTTTCCCTCCCCAGCTTTTTACGGTTCCGATAGGTTCGCCCTTCCGTGCCTTCTCTATATCATCAGATACGCACATTCCGGCTATGCCCTTGAAAATGTTCAGAGGTGTTTCCTTGTATCGCAGCATGTCCCGGTTCTCAGACATTGACTTGAAGATACCTTCCTTTCCCGGTATCACTTCCACCTGTGAGGGTCTTATGAACATAGGTTCTTCCTCGTAGAGGTCATTCAGCACCTTAACCGTTTCCAATGATTTCCAGTCCGCAGCCGCACATGCTTTCTCGAACTCGTCCAATTCGTTGTTTTCCGATTTGTTCAAAACATCAGTAGCAAAAGCCGCTACCTGCTTTGCGGTGAACGCTTCGTAGTCGTTGTCAATGAGAAATTGTTCAAATTGTGCACGTCCGAACACTTTCTCTTCTTTTCTATTATTATCCATGAATAATGCCTTTTTAAGTTATAACGAAATTGCAATTACAACGGTAAAAATAGGCATTATCAGTCAAATAACCAAACTTTTAACTTGAATAAGTAATTATATATTAAGTAATTAATACATATTGACGCTTCACCGCCCCGGCTACTGCCGGCCACTCCACGTCCACAATCCCGTCTACCACGGGTAACTCTCCTATGAGGTTCTGGCTTTGCAGTCCGAACCTCTTTATGTTTATCGCTGCTAACAAATCCCTGTCATTCAACTGGTTACAATTAGGACAAGTCCATTCTCGCTGCGACAATTTCAGTTCATGGTTCACATATCCGCAAGTGCACATTTTAGAACTTGGTTCAAACCTTCCGATTTTTAGGAGGTTTCTTCCGTTCCATTCGCACTTGTACTGCAATTGTCTGAAAAATTCATTCCAGCTTGCAGATGATATGTGCTTTGCAAGGCTATGGTTTTTCAACATTCCGTTTACATTCAAGTCCTCAATGATTATCGTTTGGTTTTCACGGACAATCCTTGACGTGACTTGATGTATGAAATTTTTACGGCAATTTGTTACTTTCTCATAAGCCTTTGCAAGTCTTATTCTTGCATTTTCTCTTCTGTTACTTCCTTTTTGCTTTCTTGAATACCTTCTTTGCAATACTTTCAATCTTTGCTCAGCTCTTTCAAGATATTTCGGATTCTCGTAGACTTGTCCGTTTGAAAGAACGGCAAAATCCTTTATCCCGACATCAATACCAACAGTTGTATCGTACTTTATATCCGGTTTTTTAGGAAGCTCTTTCCCGTCGTCAACAAGAACGGAAACATAATATTTCCCGGTTGCTGTCTTAGTTACCGTTACGGTTCCTATCTTTCCCTCAAAAGTCCGGTTTTTGTAGAATGATACCCATCCAACTTTAAGAAGTTTAATTCTGTTTGATTTAAAATCTATCTTAACATTGTTTATAGCCTTGTAAGATTTTCTATTGTCTTTCTTTGACTTGAATTTCGGAAATCCTTTCTTTTCACGAAAGAACTTTGTAAAGGCGCTATCCATATTCCGGATGGACTGTTGCAAACATTCGTTTGAAACCTCGTTCAACCAAAGCTTGTCTTCTTCCTTTTTAAGGAAAGTCAGCATCTTACACAAGTCAATACAAGACAATCGTTTCTTTTCCTGTTGGTACGCTTCAATTCTTTTTGATAAAGCCCAGTTATAAACAAACCGGGTACATCCGAAAGACTTCTCAAAGAAAATCTTCTGGTTCTCGTTCGGTTTCAGTTTATATTTATAGGCTTTTATCATACTGCAAATATAGTTATATTAAAGTAAAAAGCAAACATTTTAGTTTAAAAGTGATGTATAGTTACCCTCGGGTATTTGTACTTCGCGCGGATAGGGTTTGTCTTTATATACTTCCGTCTTCTGTTTTCTACCCGTTTCCTGGTCCTTTCGGCTTTCGCCAAAGCCTTTTCTATCTGTTCGCGTCGCTTCTCGTCACGCGCTATGCGTTCCCGTATCATCTGTTCTGCGTACAGTTCTACGTCCTCGGTCTCATAATCATCATAGAGATGGTAACTCAAAGTCTCCATATTCTTAAATGTATTTTGCTACAGTAAACTTATTTTTTTCTCGCTTCCCTTGCTTCCCTTGCTTCCCTTGCTTTCCTGGCGATTTCTCCTATCTCCTTTCCAAGCTTATTTCTTTCTTCTTCCGGTTCTTCATAATATGTTCTACTTGTATTAGGGTCGAAATAATTGTAGTCATATACCGTACAGCGATTTTTTGCAACAAGGTCAATCCTATTATTTTCCTCTATTTCTCTCTGTATTTCTGACCTGTGGATATATTCCAGATATTTCTCTTCCTCCTTTTCCTTCTCAAAATTGTCCTCCCAGTATTCCAAGTTCTTTTTTAGGGTGTGATAAAAACTCAACCTCTTTTTGCACGGCAATTCCTTTTCTCCACACGTTACAGTAGCACTTCTTTTTGCTATTCTATTGAACTCCTTGTCTTCCCACAAATAACCCTTTTCTTTTCTGAACCAAACTCTTTTGAGATAATAAACAGAATCCTTTACCCTTGAAACACCTTCCTTAATCTTCTCGAATCTTCTTGCAAACATATCCTTCCATTCTTCCCTGTCCGGCAATGCTATCGTATAGTTATTCAAATTAGGGTTGTATCTCATTGATTTAGTCGCCTTTTCCGGCTTCATGTATACTCTTTCTCCAAAAATCTCTTTCAATGCCTTTATAAACTTTCTCACTGTGTCTACACTGCATTTCATACGGCTTGCAATACGTTTAGGACTTTCATAGAAAGTCGCTTCACAATTGTTCCATTTTATAGCCTCTAATGCGTGCTTATGCGCCATCTTTACAGCCTTTTCATAAACCTTGTCATAATCCGATTCCTTCCAGTCCTCGTTATTGTACAGCCATTCAACTATCTTTAAAATCTCGTCTTTCTTTGATTCCTCGTCATTCCATACGTCCAAATTATACTCTGCAATCTCTTTACAATACTTGTAATATCTTATCTTCTTTGAAATGTAATTCAATATCCTTGTAAAAATAGGAGACCATTTTACCCCTTTCTCCTTAATCACATAACGCAAATAATCCGGTAAATACATCTCTTCCGTTACATCCTTGAAATCCTTGTTTATGATTGTACATACATCCTTTTCGGGGAATTTAATGTAGTCATTCAGTCTTAAAAACTTGATATAATCCTTCGCTTTTCTGTAGGAAATACCCACTTCTTCCGCAATCTTCAATGACAGTTCTTGTGTAGTAAAACTTCTTTTCCAAAACGTCTTATACTGATACTTCTTCTGATTTCTCTTGCAATACTTGTTGTTTATCAATCTAATAGCGCACAATACGCAGCAATACTCGTAATCCTGGATAGTCTGTATACTCTTAAAATCCTTAATAGGAAGTTTAATCTTTTCTGGAATGTCCTGGCGTGATGCCGATTTTTCTGTATCTTTTTTCATACACTTCTCTTTAATTTCCTCACTTCTACAAATACCATTTTTTGGTTTTATGCCTTGCTTAAGGACACCCACTAATTTTTAGCTTCTTTCTTGCTAAACAAAAACAAAGAAAAAGGGGATTTTTCAAAAAGAAGCTAATGTTTAGTGAGAAAACTAAAGAGTAACCCCTTTTTCTTTTGCGGCTCTCAAATCTTCATCAGACCTTAGCCGCTATGTTTAAGCACTGCAAACATAGGGATTATTTTTCAATCCACAAAATTTTTTCGAGAAAATTTTTGCCGGGCGCGCCTTTTTCCCAAAATCCCTTCTTGTTTTCGTCTTCTTTCTTTCGCTTCGTCTCCCCTTTCTTTTTTACTTCCGTTAACACTTTCCATATCTCACTTTATCCCCCTTCCCCATTTTTCACTCTTTCCCCTTCCTCCCCCAAACCCCCTATTGCTATATTGCAGTTCTTCCTCCTATTAATATACCCGTAAGGGTAAAAGAAGAAAGGGAACTACGTACCCCTTTAGGGGTTAGATAATACCCTTATGGTAAAATGTCAAAGTGTTGATTTCCAGATAGTTATAAATAGTAATAAATATTGACAGAAATTTCCTCGAAAAAGCCTACCTTTACACGTGTTTAATCTTAAAAATTGTAAAATATGAAAGTGATTTATGAATCGAAAATTGCGAAAATTATCATTCCGACCTTTTCCGCAATCCTAATTTTTTGCTGGCTGCTTTGCAAGAAAGCAAAAGAGTATTACGACGAAGAATTCCTAAAACATGAAGAAACCCACTCCTACCAGTGGAAATCATTAATGATACCAGGAACCGTGCTTTTTAGCGGTCTTGCAGGCGTTTTCTCGTGCCCCTGGCTACTTCTCCTTATCCCGTTGACGTTCTATCTGTATTACGCCCTGGAATGGCTCGTACGTGTAATAGGAGCCTTAATCAAATATCACCCAGGTTTCAGTGGCGGTTTCAAGAAGTGGATTAAGAGAATCCAGGCTATAAACCATGACTGTTACCATGCAATCGTGTTTGAACAAGAAGCGAACGCAGTAGAAAAAGGACTGGTAGATTATGGTTTTTTGTCATTCTTCAAGTATTATTAACTCGGTTGTCAAGATTTAGAAAAAGAAAAGGGACGTTTCACAACGTCCCAGTCTGCCGGGCTTCGCTCAGCCCAATACTCATACTACAAAACAAAAATGAATAAAAATACAAAATCAAGTGAATATTTATGCGATAATTTTCTTTATTGAAATTGCGTTCCGCTTGATATTCCCGATTTTCCGATAGACTTCATTTGTGGAAATGTCCCTATAGGAAGAAAGAATCTCCGAAATTTCTGTTATCTTATCTACCAGGATATTCATTTCCTCCAACCGTTTCCAGTTAACGGAGACGGAAAAATGGTTTTTAATGAACTCGTCACGGGCGGTTCTCGCTTCCTCTACAGTATGGAAATATCCTATGTTGTACTTCTTCCTGTCAACCTCTATTATGACCCGGTACGGCTTGTTCTTGGACCGTTTGTCATAATAATAGATATACCTGTTACTTCTCGGCTTCATCGTCTTCTTTCTCCTTCTTTTCAAGAACCGGAATAGGTCCCAGGCAGTGAACAAAGATGGCTGTGATAAACGGGGAAATGATAAGTGCCAGAAGCATCCATACACCGAAACTCCTGTTCATCCTTTCTGCTGTAGAGCCTACCTCGGCACTCAACATAAGATGAACGATAAAAATAATGATAGTTAAAAATACGATACCTGCATTCATAATTTAATCCTCCTTTTTATTTAGTTCGTTAATAATTTTCATTGCTTGTTCTTTTAGACTTTCTTCATTTGTCTCGTTTCCCATTTCCTTGCTGATTAGGGATAATGTGCCATCCAGGTTCTTTCTGTATACAGCAATCATACTCATGCTTTCGCCTTTTGCCGGGTCATATACTGCCCGGTAGTTTTCTTTGCTTAATGTTCTCATTTTAAAATAGTGTTTATAACGTTGTTGATAGTAAATTCCTCAATCTCTTTTATGTCCTTTTCGGAGCACATGTGTCTGTTTTCGGTATATTCTATGATGTTGCCGTGAAGAATGTCCGCAGGGAACGGAAAACGGCTTATTTCTGCCACTTTCCATATTCCGAACTTGACTGTTACATATACCTCGTATGAATCGGGGTTCTTAAAAAAGTCTATATTTGCCATGATTGTAAAGATTTTATTTGTTTGACAATTAATTTAGCGCCCATTCAATGGCATGTTCGGCTGATTCTTGATTGGGATATATAATACATTCATATTCGCTTGATTGATAGAGGCAATATCCCAATTTGTTGAAATTGTCTTTTACTGCTGATTCAAGGAATTTTGGACAAATTTCTTTGCTATATTCACCGTTAACTATCTGCCCTCCCATTGTTTCAATTACGTAAACTTCCATAACCTTATTTTTTATTTGTTTGACCTAATTAACCGCCTCCCTTAAGAAGACATTGCAAATATAAAACCTTATTTGGACATAAGCAAGTGCGTATGTCATTTTAACATAAGATTAACATATAACTACAAAGAAAACACCCGGAAAGGCTTAATATGGGAAACCTAACCGGGTGTCAGTCAAACAAATATAAAATTTAGAGAAAGAAGGTTCTAAACAATGTCCGGATAAAAATAAGGCGCGTTATCCCAGTCATTAATGGTATCTTTAAGTGTTTCCCAGGGAACAAAGATAGTATGGTCTGAAAGGGCCGCTTTCTTGTTCCCGGTCCAGTAGATGGAAGAAAATACCGGGTTCCTGGACCGGACGATACTTTCAACGGTGCGCCCCTCCATATCCTCGATTATTTTATGATAGGCGAAAGAACTGATATTCCGACCCAGTACAAGGCAAAGGATATCCCCAGATTTGCACTTTAGGGCGCGTGCAATCGCTGTTCTGTCCTCACCCTTTACATTATCATTGTCACGGAGCAAAACAAGCTTATTGGAGCTACAAAGCCAGTCAATGTACTGGCTTCCTCCCTTGTATGTAAATTCGTTTTTCTTTGCCATTATAAAATATCTTTATAGTCGTCTTCCATCCTTTTTATCTCGTTCGTCAATTCCTGGCTTAAATGGAATAGGAACTGTTTCTGATTGTCTTCCATCTCGTCCTCAAAATCTCCCATTTTCCTTGAAAGCTGGTCCAGATACCGGATAAACCGCTTTCTCTGGATAAGGTCTATATAGGAGACCATATAAAGAAGAGCGTCCATTCTTTTCTGAATTCCCGTAACCGTCCCTATGCACCACAAAAGAAGGGTGATAAGGACTACTGTAAGAAGAACGAGACATATAAATATCGCTGTTATCATGTTTGCAAATATATGAAAATAAAACAAATAATTAATACTAAAGAACGTTCAAATTTTCGTTCTTGTCAATATATACGGGTCTTGAAACAAGGGAACAAGGAGAAATGACAATGTATTTTCCCCGGACGTACCTTTCGCAGCGTCATTCCCCGGTATTCGATAATCTGTCCGACCCATATGTAACATTCTTTCTTAATCATTGAGAACCGATTTAACTGCAAACAACTTGGTATACGCTTCTTCCTTGGTCTGGAAATAGTTAAGGTTTTTGTACCGTAAATTGTCCGATTCGTTTTCTTCCTCTGTAGCCTTACATATCACAAAACGGTTCCAGTCAATATAGTAATAGGAATTACCGATTTTGGCACGCCAGCGAAGCTTTTTAAGGCATTTTTCTTTCTCGTTATAGTATAGGTTGTTTTCAGAAAGAACTTTGTACATACGTTCTTTTTCTTCTTCTGTAGAAAATCTGAAAGATGGGATAAAATCATAGTAAGATAATGACATTCCAGTTTTAAGAAAATGTAATTCATTATTTCGTAAATAAACATGATAAAATGCTTTAGAAATATCTTCTTTACATTTGCGTTCTCTATATATCATTATCGTACCGTCTTCATGTGTCAGACAGTCACCGTCTTCCAGTTTTGTAAGAGTACAATCTTCATCATGAATAGACAAGAATTTCCCGTCTTTGTCGCATAAAACCTTTTTCATAATTGTAAAATATTTTTATTAGAAAACATAATTAATCAAATCAGAAATCCAAGACAAGAACTGTATCATTCCGAAAAATAGGAAACAAAAGGCGATTGCCCCGGTTATGTACCAGAAACGCACCCACCATTCACGATATTTGGCTTTCAATACTTTATTACCGAAACGACCGTGAAAGAAATTTATAAGTTGCTTTTTCATAATGTAAAATTTTTAGAATTCGACAAGAATAAGACGTTTGCCGCTTTCCTTCTCACTGACCCACATATGGTTGGAATCGAAGCCGTAATCAAAAATAGACTTGTTTATAGACTTGTTTATAGATTTATCTATACTTTCTTTTAGGATTTCAATCCATTTAAGGTTGAAATCCTTTTCTTCCGGGGAATTGGTTTCATTCTCCTTCTTTAGCTGTGCTATCAGCAAGCATATTTCTTTTATATCCATATTATTTGTTCTATTGGTAGCCCGAAGGCTACCGGGTTAATTGATTTCGTAATCAGTCTCTAATTTCTATTTAAACATTATATCCTCATGCAATAACTCACAGCAAATAGGAGTTGTAGCGTCCGTATGCTGATTAGTTATAAGAACCTCGTCACCGTTGGTATATATCTGTGTAGCAAATGCACCGAAAAACTGGCTTTCTTTCGTACCGAACAATACTACTGCATCATCATTTACATTTGCAAGTGCTGCAATCAATTCTTTCTTTGTCATAATCGTATATCTTTATTTGTTCAACATTTCGAGTTGTCTTTGAAGGAGGTTAGCGCGGTTCTGTTCATTGGCTGCAAACTCCATATTCCCGATAGACTTATAGAACTCCACATTTTCAAGTGCCTCGGCAAGTGCTTGTTGTTTCTTGGAAATCATAGAGGAGATTTCGTTGTTATTACCTCTCTTCATCATCTCTTCCATTTCCGTACCTCTCACCTTGTAAAATTCTGCTTTCATAACCTTATTTCTTTTAATTTGTTTGACTTTGTTTTCTTATCACATTGCAAATATAGGTACTTAATCAGACATAAGCAAGTGCTTATGTGCTTTTAACATAAGATTAACATAACCTTTCTTTCAGTGACATTATATTTTTTAGAAATAGGAGAAAATGGTATGTGATTATCAGACAGTTAACACTAACTCTGAAAATTGTGTTGTTTTTCGGTGTACAATAAAATAAGGAAAATGAAAAACCGGGAACCGGACAAAACACCCGAAATTCCCGGCATCCCGAAAACAATCAAATTACCCCTTCTTCACTTTTCCAGTCACCGGAACCGTTGATTTCGTCTTCATCCATCAAAGGATAGGGACAAACGAATTCTTCTACTGCTGTTTGCTATATTTATTTTAGTAGGATACATAATTATTTCAATTTAAATTTACAAATGATAAAAATACGAAATTTGCAAAATCGCGGCTACAGCATACTGTAGTATCGATTGCCCTATAAGGGAGAATACTTTCTGTATATAGTAAAATATATTTACGCCTTAAATAGCGTCACTTTCTTGCCGTTGCATAGGTCCATAGTGTCTACATGCAGCCAGCTAACACCGTCCTCCAGTCTGATAGGATAAGGAAGCTTGTCGGAATCGTCCACAATGATTTTCCGTGCCGCTTCCGCTTCCATACCGGATACCGTAATATCAAATGCGCGACCAAAAACGTGACCGCTCATATACGGCTTTTCAAGCATCGTCTTTTCCTTGCATAATATGCAGACATTACACCGTAAACCGCGCTGGGAATAGCTTCCTCCGTTCTTCCAGTTGTTGATAATGAAGGGCTTGCATATGATTTCCTCCCTCAATACAAGGAGCGTCTCCAGTGCTTCGGTCGTGAAAAAGCTCCATATCTGCGATTCTGAATACTTGTTATACACGTGGGGGCATACAAGCTCGGGAAGCGTGAAATACTTTCCCAGTCTTCTGATAATCTCTTTTCTTTCCATAATGATACAAAATTTGAATAAAAATAGGGGTTGCAGCCATTTAAACCGGGCTTTCACCCCCAGCCATAACAGACTTGCAACCCCTACCGCCTTTGTTAACCTTTAAATACAACTGCGATACAACCTTACCAGTTAATTATCACGATAGCAAAGATAGTGTTTTTATCTCAAAAATAAGCTAAAGTTCAGAAAATAATCGCTCGCACTCTTCCAACTCCTTTTCCATTCTTTCTTTTATAAGCGGAAAATAGGTTTTCGCCATATCCTCGCTAATATAGAAATAGGAATCGTAGGAGTTCGTTATTTGTATTTTTCCCTCCATCTCAAACCTGGAAATTCGTTCTAATTGGTCTTTCAAATATTCGATTTTATTGTATAGCCTATTTGCTTTCTTTAATTTCGACTTGTCCATAACTGCTTGATAATAAAGCCCCATTTCGGGGCTTTTGTGAAAATAATAAGTATATCGAAAAGATTAATCTACGATTTCCGCATCACTTTCCGGCTCGTATTCCTTCTTTTCTTCTTCTTTAGGGGCGCTCTTCCACTGGTCTATGAAATGTTCGATTACACGACGTCCATCAGTCACAACCTTTTCCATTTTTTCGTCCGGTTCCAACAATTCATCTGCCATTGCTGCGGCTATGTGCTTTGCCTTCATTACCTCTTCCACAAGGTTGCTTTCTATCAGTTCACCCAGGCTTTTCTTTGTAAGCAGGTTGAATGTCAGCCCTTCAATGATTTGTTTTCTCTTTGACATAGCCTGTAGCATAGCATTCATACGGGGTGCGAATTGTTCGGGCTTCATGTTCTCGAAGCTCTTGTCATCAAATCCCTCGAACTTTTCTGCCGCCATGAATGCCACTTCATATTCTTTCGGTGTCATTACCACGCCTGCCTGCAAGCACTCTATGCAGAACAAAATGTACTTCACGTTGTTTCTCAAATCCTTTTCCATAATCTTTTGTCTTTTAATATGTTGGTTATTATTCTATTGTCTGGAACATTTTCCCGGTCTCCGTGTCCTTCCAGGTTATTATCATATTCTTTCCTGCCTTGACGCTTACAAGCTCTACATGCACCATATTGCCGTTCTCGTCCTTTATATAGTGTTCCGGTTCATATTCCTTGTCATATTCCCGATATTTCTCTACAAATGTGTCATAGCCTATTATCTCAAAGTTATCTTCCCATGACGATATCTGGATAACCATAGATTCTATATTCCCGTCAACCACGTTTGATGATGCTTGGTACGACATTCTCAGTTCTTCCAGTGCATCCAATACTTCCGTTATTCTCAGATTGTAGTCCTCGTATGCCTCTATGCAAGGTGCAAAATCTATGAGCTTGTTCTTTAGGTATTCCTTGAATTCCTTTTCTCTTTTCATGATGTTGTCTTTTTATGATTGTTCCACATTGTACAATGATACAAGAACCGTGCCAGGACACGTCTTACGTCCATATCGGCTTCCATATATCCTTCCCATTTCGCAAATTAACAATTATAGGTTGACGATTTATAATATTGTTTATATAGGGGTCGGATATAACAACCCTTTCTTTTCCTTTATGGTGCAGTCCGTGTTCCCTTTCCGGTTATTCATATCACTGCTTTATCCCTCCTTGGTTCCCTTCATCATCATTGTAACAAATGTATAACGGGTTAATAATAAAAATATGGTCTGTAGGGTATCGTGGAGGGTGTTTCTCTCTTTTTATTTCTCCTTGTATATCCCGGTCACTGTCCCTTCCTCGTCCGTTATGAATAGGGTCTTGTGTTCCTTTGATTCGTACACTCTTTCTGACAATCTGGTTACCGGGTATGTGTTGCCGTTGCTGTCCTTGATGGTGTATATTATTTTGTTTCCTTTGTTGAATACGGGTTCTTTTGGCTGTTCCTTGTTCTTCTCATCGTCTTTCTTTATCCACTCGTTGCACTTATATAAGTAATAGAGGGCTTTCAAGAACACATGGAAATCTTCCTCGTCTACCATTACCATTTTCTTGTTTCCGAATCCGATTGAGAGGACCTTTCTCTGCATGTCATATTCCTTATGTAGGGGCGTTGTGAATGTGCTGGTTATGTAGAACTCCGCCTCGTTTATCAGATATTCTGCATTGCAGCTCTCCTTAATCTCAATCTTCGTTTCCTTGTTTATGAAGGAGTCTAATACGTCAATCATATTAGACATCAAGTCGGCAATGAACTGTCTTGTCGAATTCTTTATATATGGTTTGTCGCACTCTTCCCCTTTTATGTACATCACATCGTCCATTTCTTCCTGGACCACTTCCATGTTTAATTCTTGTATGAACTGTATTACCGTACCCATATCGGTTCCCTTGATTATATGCGTGTCTCCGTACTTATGCTTTAGCTTGTATATGGCATTGTTCATTCTCTGTTCAAACATCTTTGTCTCTTTCCTTTCTCCTTCTTCTATCCCCCTGTAGAAATCACTGAGGAATTGTTCCACGTGGAACAATGGACTTTTTGCTGTTTGTTCTCCTATCAATATAGCAGTAATCTGTTTTGATTTAGAGACTGTTAAGTCCATTAAATCGCAAATATTGAATACTTTCTTGATACTGTTTTCTGGAATTCTTCTCTATCCATAATCTTTTTATTTTTAGGTTCTGTGAAATATCTATATTGATTGTCAAGAAAATAGGGGCTACTTCAATTTTCACCCCTTCTTTCCGTGTACTTAATAATTTGCGACCCTTTGTCGGGTATTGGCGACGAAAGTCTTGTTGTTTCCGGACAGCTTTATGGGTCCAAGATTCTCCCAGTCACCGTTTGCCCATGTTTTCGTTATGATGGAATCTATGTACTTGTCCATATTCTCCTTGATAAGCTTCTTTGCAGGTGCCAGGGAATGGAAGGTGAACATAGGGCTTGTCTTTTCGCAGTCCACATCGTGTTCCCACTTTTTCAATTCCTTGTTGAATCTGTCACCCTTGTACTTCATTGTCACGGGTTCACTGAAATATACTGTATAGGTCTTCATTTTGTTCTGCTTTTTTGCTGCTTTTTTGCTGGTTATTGATTATCTGTAATATTGTTCCCTTGCTGCCTTCGCTATCGCTTCCCCGTATTCTTCCGGGCTTGCTAGGTAGGGTATTTTGAAAAGTTCCGATACGAGTTCGAGTTTTTCCTTGTTTGTCATTCCCTTTGCCATATCCTTTATGAGGCTTGGCCCGTTCACGTCTACATATTCCTTGTATGCTTCATAAAGCTCTCCTCTTTCGTCCAAATCGTCGATTATTCTCCTTGTCGGAATACATCTCATCATTTCTCTGATATACACGTGGTAATCTTCGCTTTCTTTTATTTCTTCATAGATAGGGGCAAATGATTTCATGTCTATAAAATCCATCACCTTTTCTGCGATTTTCTTTCCTTCTAATTTTACTTTAAGGTTTGCCATAATCTTTTGTTTTTATTTGTTTGACATCTTGTTTCTTATCACAACGCAAATATAAGACCTTATTTAGACATAAGCAAGTGCTTATGTGCTTTTAACATATAATTAACATATAAAAGGATATAATAAAAGCCAGCTATTTATCACAAACTGCTGGCTGTCAATTAGATATTAACTACTAATACTCAAAAATGAACATAAAGTTTTTCGTTTGATTCTAAATCTCGTAGTCCACATCCCATGTTATCGAATCCAAAGATACGAATTTATACCCGGTTTCCTCTTCCAGGACTGATTTTATTTTCTCTACTTCCTTGTCTGTAGGAGGAACCTGCATTATTTCCACATCCATAGGCACATGTACCTGTACCGTTGTGTCCTCGTCCATTCTCATTGTTGCGATTGCTACTATCATACTATTTATTATTATAGGGTTAATTAATCATTGTATTCTTCCGGTATCGGTTCGTTCTGCATCCATTTCACGTACAGTCTTTCCATACAAATGTCAATTTCTTTTAATGCTTGTTGTTCGGTCAGACCATATTCTTTTGTAAGTCTTTCCATCATGCACTTTATAACTTCTTCAACATATATCTTTACCATAACTACTTTATTTTTAATTGTTTAAATAGGTGTACTATCTATCGCAGACCGTACACCACATGAATTTTGAAAATCATAAATTAACTAAAAGTCAAAACAAAATGTAATTATTTCTTTCCGATTTCAACACCTTTCATCTGTCGTAGGCGGTTAAGAAGCCGTTCTCTTGTCTTTGATTTGGACGGTTCCTCGATTATCTCTGCCTCGACCACTTCGGGTATCATTTCTTCCACGAATTTCTTGTTTTCCGTTTCTATTTCTTTCCAGTCATAGGACTTTATCAATGCTCCAGGAAGCATGACTTTTTCAGACCCTAATACCGGGTTGCTTGCAAAGCCGTTAAAGTCCTTATAATAGGAGGTGCAGAGCTGGTGCATCAGTATTTCGGGCCTTATTCCCGATTTTGCGGCTACCATACCCACTATCAGACTGTTTACGGGGATGTCGCGCATTACACGGCTTATGTTCTCCTCGCCATGCAGTGTCGCGTTTATATCTATTTTTCCGTCAACTGTAAGTTTAATTTCATTACCTTTTACTTCCTTCCGTGCGGCTTCCAACAAGGCGCGTATTTCCTTTAGGATATTGAGTGCACTTCCCACGTTTCCTTTGCTCCAGAACTCTTCATATTTTAACTGTAAGTCTGTCATACAGTCATTTATGATTTCCAGTCTTCCGGCTTCCGTTGCCACCTTATAGCGGTCTGAACGCATCACGTACTTGCTTTGCCTTGCCTCTATGAGTGACTTGTGATTGTTGAAAAATTTTACCAAATCTTCTTCTCCCAGCGAATAACCTTCCTTTTTCCGGATAATTTTAATAATATCCTTGGGGTTGTGCATGGAGCCGAACAAGTCCAGTAACATAGGGGTGAGTTTGGCAAGTGCCTTTGCTTTGTCGTTATGCAAGTCGAAAGCATGGAAATACTCACTCTTTACCCTGTGGAACTTGGCAAGAAGGGGCAACATCACATTTGTACGAATTTCTGTAGCGTCGTTTATTGCTTCCTGGGATGCTCCGCGTTTCGCCATGATACCCTTTATGTTGACAAGCTTTAGGTCTATCACATAGGTATAACCTTCGTTCCCCTCATACTGCATAAAACGGTCCGGGTGTTCGTCAAGCTCCCTTCTTACCATCTCATAGGCTACGTACTTGTCTTGCATGTAGGGTGAAGCGATTAAAACGAAATCGGGCGCATCTTTTAGAATGTCCTCTTTAGTATATTCTATCTTTTTTGCCATATATAGAAGTTTTACCCACAAAGGTAAGTTTTAATAGGGAGATAAGCAATAGTTTATTTGCCAAATTAATACCATGTACACGAAACCAAAACTTCTTCCTTTTCCTGTTCAACAAATGAAACCTCCGGTTCCACATTTTCACTGATTGTTGATTCAAACCATAGCATTTCTTCCGGCTTCGCTGTCATATCCGGTTCCATAAATTTTTCTTTGTTCATCGTAATATCTTTCTATTTCTTTTTCTACTGATGTAATTTCCCACGGCTGTAGCAACAAGTCCATTTTTATAACCTTGCATTGAGGCAGCCATACCCTGTCATTGTTGTACTTGACATTCTGCACCGCATGCACATCCACCTCTACCAAATAGCGGTTCTCCTTTCCAATAACAACGGGTTCAAAGTTGACGGCATAGCATGCCATCTTATGTACAAAATCCCCCTTATCCTTGTATTCAAGTACGAAATTGCAAATAAAACCGTCGTTATTGTCGTTATAAGTCTTCGTAACCTTCTTTTGATAGAGGTAAGCGATTATCTTCTGTATCATATATCCCAGTCCTTTAGCGCCATTTCCAGGCATTGGCTTATGCTTAGCTTCGGGTCTTCCTTTAGGTATTCAAGTGCTGTAACAGCTACTTCCGGTTCAAGTCCGTATCTGCTTGCCTTTATCATGCACTCCAGCCAATAGGTTCTTTCTTCCGTATAGGTCATTCTTTATCCTCCTTATACTTTTCTACCAATTCCAAATTTTGCGGAATGAACGCCCTTTGTTCACCGTCTATCTTCAAATGATAATAGCGGTTACTTTCCGTTCCGCATATACTTGCCACTTCTGTAATCTGTCCGATTAGCATCATATCAGAACAATGGAGTATCTTTACCTTGTCGCCTACTCCGAATTTCTTAGTTTTCATAATTCTTTTCTACTTTATAGTTAAACGCTTCCAAAAATGCCTCTACTACCATTTTGTTGAGTATAGTTTCTTCCTGGTGCGTATAAATAGGGGTAAGATGGTGTTTCCGGCACCACATATCCATCATCTTCGATTCTGCAAACTGCCACAAAAGCTTTTCATAACTTTCTTCCGTATGCACCTGGGTTTCTCCTTTGGGGTTGGTTATTCGTATCATAGTATTGCAATTGTGAAGGGCTTTTAAAAGCCCTTCTTGTTAGAAATTCAAACAACAAACAGACATATCGCATTCCTCGTCGTATTCGTAGCCAAAAAGTTTTCCTTTGAAGTAGTTCTGCAATCTTTCAAACGCGCTTTTGTTTTCTTCATCCCAAGATATCGTTATCATGTTAGCACGGGCAAAAGTTATTTCAACACTAACTTTTGCAACCTTTGAAAGAGTGTTTTCTAACATTTGTTTCTTGGCTTTAAATACTGAATTCATAATCTTATCTTTTTATTTGTTTGACTTATCGTTTTCCTTATCACACCACAAAGATAAGATTATGTTATGACATAAGCAACTGCGTATGTGCTTTTAACATATAATTAACATATCAGTCCTTTTCCACATATTCGATTATAGGAGTTTCCTCTACCTTCATCAGTCTGCATGTGCCTACACAATCCTGCATGTATTCCAGCGCTTTAGTAGAGGCTTTCACGAAGTCTTCTTCTTGTTGCAATATAATCATCTTGTACTGCTTTATCTTTCCAGAAACGGTTACCTCGCTATATACGCCCGTGCATTTGTACCATCTTCCCCCGTGTTCCTCATTACGTTTTACCGAATCTATAATCACCTCCTTAATAGGAGATATGGCAAAGTCCGCATCTATATTGAACATCCCGTACCCAGTTGCCATTGTTTCAGCGTCCATGTAATTTTCCGCTTGTACGGCTATGACATCGACAAACTTTTTATAATTACCGTTTGTCGAATTCGGGTCCGGTGCCATATAGGTAAACGTACATTCAAATATCATTCTTTCCCCTCCTCTTCCTGTTTGAGACAAAGCACGCATATAGGGACTGCCGGATATTGGCATACAAGCGGAATACAAGCCGTTTCCGCGTTTCTGTTCTTCCCTCTTATCCTTCGTATCAAATCATTGAATTCTTCTTTTTCCACGAAAAGATATAAAGGATGTACCTTATAATCCTTATCCTTCTGTATCATTATCTTCTGCTGTTCCATGTGGATATTCAGCATTTCCTGGGTCGGCAAATGGTCCTCCAATCCCGTTACTTTATTTGCACACACAAGTGATACACTCTTTCCCGGTTCTATTACGGGAATATACATTTTCGGCTTTTTCATAACTTCATATATTTACCTTTGTCAATTCTTTTTACTTCTCCTTTACTCATTTTCTTTAATAGGAAGTGGTCTATCCCACTTCTCACAGAACCAGGGTGGAAACCCTTTATCATGGTTATAAACTCAATCCGGCAAAATTCCGTGCCCGGCTCCATCCGCTTGAATACGCGGTCTATCTCCGTATATACGGTTTTCTTTGGTTCATCATTAAACATTGCAATATACAAGCTCCCTTCTTGCTCTTGTTATAGCCACAAACAATAAACATTTTTCATTATATAACGCTTCTTCCGTATTCGCATACTTACTGGGAATCAAATTTCTGTTAAGCAGGAAAACACGGTCTGCTTCCAGCCCCTTGGACTTATGGATAGTGGAAAGCACGATACCTTCCGTGTCGTCCTTGTAAATCTCCTTGATGTTGTCTTCCAACTTCTTCATGTCTCCCCAGTTCCTGTAAAGCATTTTCAATATAGTACACTTTTCAAGAAGTGCCACATAGGAAGGATTATTCTTTGCCTGGATATCGGTAAATCCGCGTTCTTTCAGTTCTGAAATCTTCTTGTCGCACATCATATCCAAATCTTCTATATGCTTTATCTTATCCACCAGCGCTACAAGCGCGTCCCCGTAGTCCTTTCCCTTGATTGTCGCCTTCTTTCCCATTTCCAGCAAATAAAGAAAGACTGTTGCCAAAGGTAAGTTATTCCGGCATAAGATAAAATCCCCGTTTTCCGCTTCATCGAACTCTCCTTTTCTTACAACTCCGTCTATTGCATTAGGTGCGGCAACAATCCCGTTGTCAAAAACTTTTCTCGCTTCTTCTACTATGTTCTTGCCACATCTGTAGGTGATATCCAACGGTAATACTACAGTATTAGGATAAGATTGTAAAGACTTGAAAACCTCTAAAGAACTTCCCTGGAACCCGTATATACATTGCCGGGAATCTCCCACCATTATAAACCGACCGCTCTTTTTTGTATAACGCAAAATAAGCTCTTTTTGTAAAGAATTATTATCTTGCACTTCGTCGACGCTAACTACATCATATTTAGGAAAATCCTCACTGTCAAGTAATTGGTAAGGGAAATAAAGCATATCCGTAAAATCAATGTTAATTTCTTTTACTGAATTTATCTTACTCATTTCCTTGTGCCAAGCATTTCTAATCTGTTCCATATCTTCAACCATGCGTTCCTGGAATTCGATATTCTTCTCTATGCAGATACCCGGTATTTCCTTCTCGTAATCTGTAATAAGGTTAACCCTTATGTAGTTCCATATTATCTGTATCTCGAATAGGTACCGAATCTGTTGTTTCACATCCATATCCTTTGTGTCCAGAATTTTCTTTCCGATAACAAAGCATTTGTTTTCGTTGATTTTCGGCTTTATACGGAAATTGGAAAGCAGTACGCGCAAACCTTTGGAATGAAAAGTATTGACATCTATATGGGACGGCAAACGCTCCCTCAATTCGTCTGCAATGCTTTTGTTGAATGCCATAAACAGAACCTTTTTGTTAGGCGGTGTCCGTCTACAGCATTCCACTATGCAAGTTGTCTTGCTGCTTCCTGCCGTTGCCTCTATGGCAATGTTCTTTCGCGTGTTCTCGTATGCGTCAAAAATTGCCAGTTGTCTGTCACTCCATTTCATCGTGAGAAATATGTTAGTTGGTTGACGTAATCGACCAATGATTTATAGTCTTTTTCGCGATTCATGTCCATTTTCTTCTTAATTACGCTCAGAACATCGCCGAATTCTATATTATTGTAGGAAACAACCCTGTTGTAGTCTATTTTGTTTACTACCCATATGTCCACATCTACATCCTCTATCCTTATACGATACAAAGGACTTGTTTCTACATATTCGGAAAGGATATTACTTTTCATGTCCTTGTTTATCATTGCCATTGTACTTAGAACGTGCAATGAATTTTCGCTTATCCCTTCTATCTCTATATCCAGGTCGTGCGGTTCCACACAAAATCCGTGTACATACATTGCCATGCTTCCACCAACAACCATACGTTTACACTGCAAACTGTTCTTTAATACTTTCAAAACTTTAAACAATTTGTTAACCTTCTCTTCTTTAGTCAAAATAATTTCCTCGTTCATAATTCTATTGTTTTATCAAGTTCGTAATCTTCAAAATTCTTGTAATCTGCCAGCATGTCGGCTACATGATTGCCATATATTATAGGGTTGTTTACATCCTTTTCATGTCCCCGGACTTTCATAAACCGCACGACCATCCGCCTGCGTTCATTCAATTCTTGGTTTATTTTTTCTATAATATCTTTGTTTACGGTCGGTCTTAATTCCGGGTCTGTCATACAGCTAACTGCATATTGGCTGTCACTCCATATCGTAACTTTTAGAGGCACGTCCTTCTTCATGCTCTGTATCGCGTGCAGTATCGCCCTCAGTTCACACCTGCTTATGGTGGTGTCGCTGTAACCCTTGGAAATAAAGTATTCCTTTCCTTCTTCCTGGATATACACACCGCAACCACCAAGACGCGAACGCCATTCACAGCTACCGTCGGTAAATATCGTTATTTCTTTTCTTTCCATTCCTTTAGCTTCTTTATTAATGCAATATCGGTTGAATCATCGCGGCTTATCTGTACGTCAATACCCTTGTTTACCGCATCCGTTACCTTTATCTTTCCGTCCAGCAATTCGCGTATCTGCACGTCTATCGTGTCACTTGACAATAGGAAGTAAACATTCATAGTCTGCGTCTGCCCCATACGGTCGATTCTTCCGGTTGCCTGTTCCAGTTCTGCCGGACGTTGCGGCAATTCGATAAACGCCATGTTGTAACAATATTTCTGCAATCCGTCTATACCCGTAGACAAGGATGCAATGTTGGCAAATAGAAAGGTTTTCTCTTTCTTCCATGCCTCAACTTTCCGCATCTTTTCTTCCGTACTGTATTTCCCGGTCACAACCTCGCCATCCTTAAATTCCTTTCCAAGTTTTTCCAGTATATCAGTCGTGATGCCGAACACTATCATTTTCTCGTCCTCGTTCGCCTCGCTCCATTCTTTCAGAAACTGAACAATGAACTTTATCTTTCCGTTTATGGATAGTTTTTTCAATCCGGACAATCTAACAAGCTGCTCCGCACGTATGGCACGTTCTGCCGCCTCTATGTCAATATTAGCCAGCCATTCGATAAAGTCCTTTTCTGCTTTCTTATATTCCTTTTTATTTGTTATCGGTACATTTACTGTCTGTTTGATTATAGGCGGCAATTCCTGCACCACGTCGCGCAATTCCTTCCGGAAATAACAGTAATGCTTTATTACCTTGTTCAGTTCCATCGTACACGAAGCCCCGGTACATACAAGTCCGAACCGCGTTTTCTTTGCAGCGCAATATCTGTAGAGATAATATAACGAATCCGGGAATATCTCTTTAAATCTTCCAAGAATTCGTAATATATTGATAAGCTCCTGGGGTCTGTTCATAATTGCCGTACCACTTAATCCTATGGTTTTTTCTGCATTCTCCACGATTTTTTGCACGCATTTAGAACGTATAGATTTCGGGTTTTTGCATAGATGTATTTCGTCGATTACCGCCAATCCCCATTTCTTGGTAAGCGAACGACTGTAACGAAGTTTTACTTCTTTCTTACCTTCTTCCTTTGCACTACGTTTGAAAAGATAGTCATAATTTATTACCGTAACATCCGCTTTCCAGTCCGTGTTGGTCTCGTCCTTTGAATCAATCACATGTACCGTTCTGTTAGGGTTGCACAGCTTCCATTCGTTGACCCAGCTTTGTTTTACCGTTGCCGGACAAACCACAATGCAGGGGAATAGGTTAAGCAATTCTGCCAGTGCTATAGACTGCCTCGTTTTCCCTGGTCCGCAACCATTAAGGCAATTCCCATGATTAACCATATAGGACACGCCCTCTATCTGATAATCTCTTAGATGTAGCGGTAATCCCAGGTAATCAAACATTTCTTTCAACTCCTTTTCGTTTACAAGGGGCTTGATTTCCTTTAGAGGTATTTCTATCTGTCTTTCCGGCTTTTCGTTCTTGAAGCCGTTTCCATCCAAGAAATATTTTAACAATAGAGATTTTTCTAAAGAAGGTTCAAAATACCACTCTTTCAAAGCCGGGTTATATTTGGCTCCGAAATCACGTTTCATTTTATTTACAAAATTGGCGTTATAATTAAAGCCAATATAAACGTAGTCCTTATCTCTATACCAATATCTCATTACTAAAAAATTTACAAAAATAAGAGACTTATTTTCTCAAACCAGCCTCTCCCACTATGTCAAACAAACAAAAGAAACTCAATCAAACATTGAATTTTTCCTTAAATTCCTCAAACGTGAAAACGGGTATTCCGTATTGCTCCGCTTTCTTTTCCTTGATGGTTCCCAATCCTTTTTCCTTCACTACCAAGCATGTTGTTTTCTTGCTTACAGAAGAACCTATCTTATGCCCCATATCCGTCAATTTCTTTTCCGTGTCCGGTGAACGGAATCCGGTAAATACAACCGTCATTTGTCCTTCAAAGGTCTTTTCTTCCAGTCCGTAATAAGTTATAGGAATGTGTGCAGAATCATCGTCATTTACCCACCAATCTTCAATACCTAAAACAAATGCTAAAGCTGTATTAAATCCGACACCTTCAACTTTGTCTTCAATGTCAGCCGCCCAACTTTCATCACATTCTTTTGCAAAATCGGCTACATCTTTACAAGTATATAACTTTAATCCGTCAAGAATTTTTTGGCATGTCTTTTCGGCTATTACACCCCCAAATTTATTATAGGCTGTCAATAATTTTGCAAAGTTCGTACCTTTCTTTTTTAAGTTTTCAAACTGTCTTGACAGTACCTTTGCACCTACATTTCCTATGCCTTCAATCTTCTTAAGGTCTTCCTCTGATAATAGAAGAATGCTATCCGGTGTCTTGTAGCCAGCGTTAAACAGTTTCTTTATTGTCGGTTCTCCGAACTCTTCAAAACCTAAAGTGTTGAAAAAATATACACATTTGGCAAGCATTACACCGTCACAATTTTTGTTGAAACAAATCAAGTCCACATTGTTTCTGTCCATCTCCAAAGGTTTCCCACAAACGGGACACTTGTCGGGCAAACAACTTTTTAAAGTAGGCCAAGACACGGTAAATATATGTTTCGGTATCACATCACCGGAACGGCAAATAATGACACGTGAACCTGGCATAATAAAATTATCCTTTACATAACGGGCATTATATGCTGTACATTTGGAAACCGTAGCTCCGCACAATTCAACGGGTGTAATGTCAATTACCGGGGATAATCTACCGTCCTTGGAAATCTGCCATCTTACATTTTCTACCTCCGTTTCCTCTCTTTCCGACCAATCGGGGTTTTTATAGGCAATTGCATAACGTGGGTTGCCGTTCGGCAATCTTCCAAGCTCTTTTCTTATTTTCGCACTATCCACGTCGATAACAAGACCGTCGCATTTGTAATCATTCGTTATGCCCTTGAAAATATTGTCCATATATTCATTAAACATCTTTTCGCTATGAATGATTGTTTCTACGAATGTTTCTACATAACGAACTTTTACAGATGAATTGTCGTTCATAAAGGCAATCATGCTTACCTTGTCCCAGTCCTCGTTAGAATATCCATACCTTACATACTGCACATCCCTCATATTCGGAGATACAGTAGGAGAATTGACAAGACCAGCTACCGCATTTCTCGCAGACTTGTAATTTGTCCGCTTCTTTAATGTCAAGAAAGTGGAATTACGGAAAATGGCTTCTCCGAAAGTATAATATCCTTCCGTTCTTTTCACATCCTTAAATCCGTGGTTAATCATCTGTTCAAAATGAGAAGTACAATTCTGTCCTACCTCGCCATTTCCGCGCGTCCACGCCTTCTTGTTGTACTCGTCCACGCACAAAGAGATACCGTCAAATTTAGGAGTGATAATCAGTCGGTCTTCATTTTTCAGTCCACATGACTTTACCCACCTTACAATCTCGTCATAAGTTTTTACCTTTTCCAGACTATACATGGGGATAGGAAGGGTTTCTTTTCTTCCCGGAACCTCGTCATTGACTCCTTTCTTGAACCAATCCGCATTAGGGTTGACCTCATACAGTTGTTCTACCAGCGCGTCAAATTCCGCATCCGTTATTTCCGATTCGCCTCTACGATAGGCATTGTTATATTCTCTTATCTTCCCCTCCAGTATTTTAGGGTCTAAATTCGATTTTACCATAATTATCTTATAATTTTGAAAGTTCTGCACGCAATTTTTCTATATTGTCACATTCATTCCTCTTAACATCTTCTTTAGAAGTTTCCGTGAGAATAGCATACGCTTCTGGAAAATTATCTTTCAATTGTTTTGTTGTATTGATATTTTCAAGCGCGCATTTTGTCCGGTTTTTGATATTAGATGCTTTCCTGTCTAACTCAATCATTCTATTGACAAAAAGTTTTGCTTCCGTTGAACTCTTCAATTCTTCAAATTCTGTATCAGTTATAAACGAATATACAAAATAATTAACTTCAACATGGCTCACTATATTGTATATTCGTTCGCATGTAAGACTTGACAAATAAATACAATCTCTGACTTTTACTGCATTAGGGTATTTATCCATAAATTCAATAACATCTTTTGGTAGATTTTTCTTGAAAAATTCGTCAGCAAATTTACCAAAATCTTCAAATTCTTTTCTTGACTGCTCTATAATAGGCTTGATTATGCTTTTTTGCAATCCTATCTTTTTCACTAATTGTTAATCTTTCGCTTGCCATAACTAAAACTCGTTTTTCTTGTTAGCAATAAAGTAAATGTAATCGTCACTTCCGAACTTAAAATCCTTTCTCGGTCTTCCCTGTAACCGGGTATCTATTCCGATAGGGTTCATTTCGGACAATTGGAAAGTAAGGTGCTTAACGTCTTCTGTTATATCCACCGCTCCGCGCACTTCATTAAATGGGTTATCCCTTGTCTTTGTAGCAAAGTTTTCCACCATAAAAACTTTATAGGTTCCCAAAAAGTTTACCGTTATGAACTTGTAGCCCGTGAGAGCTACAAGTGTCCAGATATTTTCTATTAATTCGTTCATTATCCAAATCTTTTAAAGTCATTCACATAAACCAAATAGTCTTTCTCGTAAAACTTCCATCCGTCATACAACCTATCGAGATAATTTTTAATCATCCTCATGCAAGCGGCTTTCATATAGTTCTTTTTCTTGTTTCTTTCGAGAAAGGCGCTCAATTCTTCGTAATTATAACCACCTTCTTCATTAAACAACTTTGAATCATCGTTGCTAAAATTTCTGATTTCGTTTATTTTTTCATAAATACTGTTCTTAAGTTCTTCAAGTGATTTCATAACCTTTATCTTTTTGTTGTTTGACTTTTCATCTCTTAATCTCACAATGCAAAGATAAGATTATGTTATGAGATACGCAAGTGCTTATGTCGTTTTAACATATAATTAACATATCACCCACCGAAAAAGTCCTTAGTCATTTTATCCCTTTTAGCCTTTATAATCTCGCTAATACCGTCTTTTTCAAGACCTTTCTTGTATCTATCTTTGAGAATAGAGGCTTTGTTTTCGTTGGACTGGGAGCCGAAAGAAGCGAACGCCACGTTTATATCACCTTCGCTTTCCGGCAATTCCTCACGATACCCCATCTGTTTTCCGCATACCTTGCAGTAAGGCACATTAATAGGCACGGTTCCCTTATCGATATATTTAAACATCGGGTTCGTCTCTATTGTTTCCTTCCCGAACTCCGTGCATTCCTTGTTTTCACATTTCCAATATATCATCTTTCTTTGTTTTAATTGGCAATCCTTCCAATACCAAAGTTACACAATCCTCAAAACTCATAACTTTTGCACCATCTTCTTTCCATCTATTAATATCCTCGTCCTCTTCTTCTGGTGTGGGTCTGAATATCTTCCGGCACAATTCCCTTTTATACTCTTCGTTCTTCTCTTTATTATCACCATACATTCGGCCTCCCAATGTATTATAATAATCTTCTTCTGTCATTCCTGCCTTAAAACAAGCAACCTTTATTGCTGCATTAGGCACAATAAAACTTTTCTTATGTATTCTTCCATACCATTATCATTTAAAATGTCTTCTACCATATTCTGCCATCAATAGAGAGTCGGCAAAGTTATCATCATCCTTTAGGCTTCTGTTTGTCCTTTTCAAACTCACATCCGGAAAAATACGGTGTGCAGCAACAATACTCATTTTCTTGTTGTCCTTTACCGTCTTGATTCCGTCATTTTTAGTTATCAACTTGATACCCTTGTGCATGTCCGGCTGCCATTTTTTAGGCGGTATCTTCGTGTATGGCAATCCGGCAATTGCACAAAAAAATTCCGGTACGCATGAATTATAACCGAATGTAAACGTTCCTTTTGCAGAAGACCCATACAGCGCATGTACATCCTCTATCACAACATGCCGGACTTCATACCCTTCGACAAAAGCAAGAAGTCTGTTTGCTGTTTCTATCATATCTACTACCTTAATATCCTTAAAGATGGGTTCTGCTTTGACAAAGGTTCCGTCTTCCGCAATCATTGATACAAACCCCTTTGTTCCGGGGTCAAATCCCATAAATACTTTCATGTTACACCTCCAGTCTTGATATTCCGTTTTCTTTTATTACTTTAAGTTGCTTTATCTCGTCATTAAGCTTTGGTACATGCGTAACAATCAATATTGATTGTTTCAAAAACTCCGTAGAAGCTATTATATTTTCTATACCCAAAGAATCGCTGCTTTCCAACACTTCGTCCAGCAATAAAAAATCCATGCCTCCATATTGTTTTGTGGCATTAATCATGCTTTGTATTGCAATGATAAGAGCCACTTCCACACGTGCCTGTTCACCGCCCGAATAGAAGAAAAAGCTTTCCATTTCATCACGGAAAACATAGGGTGTTATCTCCTCTTTCAATGTTCCGTTCGCGTTCCGTTTGAAACCTTCAATCATCAGACGCAAATCGCTTTTCATTTTCTTTAGTACATCATTGGCAGCACTCTGAATATTCTTTATCTGTTCCATTGCCAGGTACATCTTAAAGTCTTTAAAACGGCTATCCCATTGCTGTACTTTGAAAATCTCGTTTTTCTTGTCAAGAATTTTTTTGTTGCCTTCCTCTATGTCCTTGGAAAGTTTTTCTACCGCCTTTTCCTGGTCTTTGATAGAGGGTCTTTCCGCTTTCTGCTTTTTCAATTCCTCTATATACCCGGTCTTGGAATCAATGAGAGAACGGTTTGTTTCAACCTCTGAACGCATTTTGACAATAGAGTTTTCATACCCTTTCTTCTCGCGCTCAAACCCCCTTATACGGTCTTCAATCTCCATCAGCTTGTCAACCACCTTTCCACGACGGACACGCAATTTGCGTTCTTCCTCCTCCGTTTCCTTCCTTACATCCTGGTATTGGGAGATAAGGTCTTCCAGTTCATTAATAGAGGTTTCATATTCATTTTTCTTTACCGTATTCTTGTCAATGGCTGTTTTATAAGCCTCTTTGTCAGCCTCCAGTTCTTCAAAATCCTTGTCAGCATCCATAAAAAACTTATGATTGCAGTTAGGGCACACAATGACGCCAGAAAGCAATACTTCAACCTTCTGTAATTTCTTCTCATAATCAGCTAATTTCAATGCGTAATCTTTACGCCTTTCCTCCTTGTTCGATTTGTCTTTCTTCAATCCGGCTATTTCCGTGTCTATCTCCTTATAGGTGTCCTTGTAAGCGTCCATATCGAAGCTTTCAAGCTCCTTGTTCACTTCTTCTTTCAGCTTTACAATCCCTTCGATATCCTTGTCTACGCCTTCGATATCCTTTTCCGCTTTGGGAATACGCGTCCTTACAAGGTCTTCAATAAGAATTTGTAAAGAATATATTTCTGACTGAATCTCACCTATAATACCCTTTTTCTTTTCTTCCGGGTCTTCGCTTAACACTTGCTGTATCTGTTCCTCATAGGCTTGTTTCTTGCCTTCCGCAACATTTTTCAAGCATTCTTCTTTGTGCAATTCTTGTTCCAATATTCCGACTTTTTCGGAAATCACGCCTTTTGTCTTGTCAATATTGGAGAAATTGACAAAGCGACTTATCAAGGCAAGTTTCTCCGTATTGGACGAACGAAAAAAAGACGAATAATTACCCTTGGTTACGATATAATAGGACTTGGCATCTTCTGGTGTAATCTCAATCCAGTTAATCACGTATTTATTCGCATCCAGTACAGTGGCTACCGTTACGGGTGTCTCCACATCATCTTTCTTTAGGGTCAGCGATACTTTGGAAGAACTTTTCAATGGAATTGTACGCTCAATTATCAGCGTTTCTTTCCGTTTTTGACAAAATATTTCAACTTTAGTATAGGCTTCTTTCGTACCTTTACGTATCAGTTTCTTGTCTTCCTTTCCTCTTAGATTAACGCCATATATCGCGTAGAACAAGCCTTGTGCGATAGTGCTCTTCCCCACTCCGTTCGTTAGCTGGTCTTCCTCTGTCCGGTTCTCCCCAGTCACACCCAAAGTTTCTTTTGTAAAGGTGTAATCAAGTTCTTCAAATGACAAAAAATTTCTTAATATCAATCTTTCTGGGTACATAACGTATCTATCAATTTATTTTTAATTTCATTAAACAAATCCTTATCCGATAACGCTTTTTTAGCGTTATCCATTCCCTGTCCTAAACGTGTCTCGCCATAGTAAAACCAGGCGCCCTTTTTAGAGCAAATCCCCTCTCTTATAGACATATCTATAAGCTCCTGTATCGTGTCAAATCCTACACCATACTCTAACATTACCTGGCATACACGGAAAGGGGGTGCAATCTTATTCTTTACGACTTTTATTTGTGTCTTATTGGCCGTTGCCACTCCATCGGTCTTTTCCGTGCCTATACGGGCAAATTCCGCTCTTTGGGTGGCATAGAATTTAAGTGCTTCGCCTCCTGGTGTGGTTGTTGTAGGGGCGAATCCCATACCCCCGATTTTCTGCCTCGTCTGATTGATACATAGGAGGATGTTTCCGTTTTTCTTACATACGTTTTTTAAGATGCTTAACTGCTGTGACATAAGGCGCGCTACAAGCGCTATCTTTGCATCTCCTGCCTCACCCTGCAAAACAGCTTCCGGCACCAATCCGGCAACCGAATCAAGCACTACCAATCCGATTTCCGGCACCTCCAGCATCTCACGCACGATTTCAAGCGCCTGTTCCGCACTATCCGGCTGCGACATTATCCACTTGTCGCGGCTTAAATCAACTCCAAGCGCTTTTGCGTATTCCAGGTCAAGTGCTTGTTCCGTATCTACATACCCTACCGCTTTCCCAAGCGTTTTCTGTACGGATGCACTTAGATGCAATGCCGCAGAGCTTTTGCCACTGGAAAATCCACCATATATTTCGTGTATTCTTCCAAGCGCAAAACCGCCTCCCAATATTTCATCTAATGCCATGCTGCCGGAAGACACAGTGTCTACCTTTATATCGTTGCCTACTACCGCTTCCTTTCCGAAACGTTTCTCTATTCTTCCAAATAATTCTTCCAGTCCCATTATAATACCTCCCTCAAAATTTCCATACCTTCACTATAGGAATAATCATTTTGTTTACAAAATTCCTTAAATTTGTCTGCAATATCAGAACCGGACAAAGCTTTGATTTCTTCTGCTGTCTCCACCTCTTCCGTTTCCAGTTCTACGGACTTAACTTTCACGTCCACACCAAGTTTTCTATATTCTTCCTTGTCGATAGAGGAAATTGCATCTTTTGTGCCCACGAATTCAACACGAATAAAATCTTCCTTGTTTTTCTTCTGAAAATCTTTTACAATCTTATCCGCTTGCTTGAAAGTCGTGTTTTCCAGGTTCACGGTGACTTTTCTGTACCGTTTTCCTTTTGACGGAATAAACGCGTATGTCAAATCATCATCCAATAACCAAAACCCTTTTTTATCATCTTCCCCGAAATTGTTCTGGGTGATGCTTCCCAAGTGCACGATATTCTTTCCTATTTCCTGGAAATCGTGGTAATGTCCGGAAAATACCATACCGAAGTTTTTAAACAAAGAAGGTTTTATATCGCTTTCTACCTCGCTACCGTCATTATTCCTGCTTCCCTGGAAAGCGATATGAGTAAACAGTACATGCGTCTTATGATTCTTTTCCTTCAGCACATCGTTATCCATCTCCTTTAGCCATATCGCATTGTCAAAAAACGGCATAAAATAGCATATTATACCGCCTATCTCGAAAGCGTCCAGTTCAGTTATCAACTTGAACCCTTTATGATACTTGAACGCGTCAAGAAACGACTCGTCCGAACTATAGTCACTCTTATCGTGGTTTCCTGGAATGCAATATATTCTGTGTTCCATCCTCGCATACATGTCAAGAATAGAGGAAAAAGCATTTAAAACGTCCTGTCTCTGTGATATACGGGAATCGAATATATCGCCAAGCCACACATGATTGGTTATACCATTGTCTTCCGCTACGTTCAATTCCTGCCTTTGCAATTCCGTTATTTCTTCGATATTGGACGGCTTCAAATGCCAATCCGTACTTATTATCATCTTCCCGGTCACGTTATTAAAATTTTTAAGTTTATTCATCAAATTCGTATTTATATCATAAAATATTTACTCTGATAGGGTTAAACGCCAACCCACTACCGATTATCTGCCGTACGGCAGAATCACCGAATACTTTTCTTGCAATACCAATTGAACCGTTTATATCTGCATTAATCAGTTGATTTACAGATGATTGGAATAATCCGCGTTTCTTTCTTTTTCCTAAGTAAATATCGTGTTTTTCGAGAGTTTCAAAAGCCAAATGGTCTACTCTTTCATAAATCACTTCCACAACATAGCATGTTGCTTGCGGCACAATTCTTACTTGTTTAAGTTCTTCTTTCTTTACATTTGTTTTAATTGGTTGTATAATGTTTTTAATAAAATGAATATATCCATCTTGTTTTACTCTACAAGAAGCAGTAGTGAAAACAATCATGTTTTGTTTCTTGCTGCTTTTGTATTTCGGTAATTTGGGTTTTGAGTGAAACTTTGAAGGACTTTTCTCAAATTCCTTAACACTCCTCATCCATCCTTTTATAATTGAAAATACTTGTGCTATCACTTGTTGAGAAATAGAAGAAGGCAAATTTCTGAAATCAAACTGATTTTCTCTGTTTAATTTAGTTGAAAATTCATATTCTTTCAAATAACTATTTGAGAAGATGCCTTGACGGACATTATACAAAACATAATTGTACAATAATCCGGACTTGTGGCAAACTTCCTCAAATCGGTTATCCTTGATAATATGTCTCTCAACCAGTCTCATTTCTCAATCAATCTTATTGTCAGAAATTTCAATTATTCGCTTATAACGCAGTTACCTTTAATGTATTGTCAAGATTTTTCAAAACATTATCTTTCTCTACTTCCTTGTCAAAATAGAAGCTTTCCCAGACATTGGATATTTTCAAAGCGATTCTGAACTTCTGAGTTGACTGTGAATATCCCTCGTCATTGTATCTGCTGATAGAGGTAATCTTTATCCTCTTATTGTTTATCTGTACAAACATAATCTTACCAAATTAAATACGTTCCACTCAATCCTACAAACACATCAAAATCTTTATTGAATACTCCATATCCGGCACCTACGGACAACCCTAAACCGAATCTTTTCTTTTTCTCCGGTTTCGTCCACATTGTGACATCGCCTATCTTTCCGGGTAATTGGGAAGTTATCTCCATACGGTTACTGTCTCCTATACGCTGATTTGTCAATAAAAACTTGTTGGTTAAATTGAAGTTAATCTTATACTTTGCCAGGTGTGTAGCCCATACTTGCAAATCATATCCTACCGTATCGGTTTCTTCCTTGAATGTATAGAGGCTGTCCGTTTTCCTCAATTCGGAAACCTCTCTTTCCAGTCCTTCATACTTGTATTTCCATTCAAATTCCACCGCTTCTACAAGTGCTTCTTTTTCCTTCAATCGGCTGTACAACTCTTTGTTTTCTTTTTTCAATCTGGAAAAACTTTCAGAGTTGTAAACCTTTGTATATCTGTTTAAAGAATCGGTATAAAATTCCACTTCATATAACAACCTTTCATTCTCCCTTGCTTTCTTGATAGATAAGAATAACAATATGAGTATTATTATCATACCCGAAATGAGGATTATTCTGTAAAGATTTTTCATAATAATAGGAATAATGGAAGGGTAAAAATTACCCTTCCTTGTGTGATTTATTTTGAAGTTCTCGCTTTCAAGTTTCTTAAGCGCGATGCAATAGAATTAGGAACGCTTGCTGATGCTTCCTTTTCTTCAACTGCCGTATCTTCCGGTTCCGGGTCTGCCGCTCCTTGTTCTTCGTCTTCCGGCTCTTCGTAATCCTCAAAAGGCAGTTCTCCACCTTCCTGTACAATGTCGTACCATTTACGGAGTTCGGCTACGGTCAACTCTTCCGGTAATTCCTTGTCTTCGTAGTTATCGGCAATGTAGGCACGGAGTTCTTTTTTGAGGTTCGTCAATGTAGGATAACCGCCTGCTTTCTTTTCCGTCTTTGTTGGCTCTTCTTTCGGTTCCTCCGTTTTCACCTTCTTTGTCTCGGGGGCTTTTTTAGGAGCTTTCTTTTCCTTGATTTCGTCCTCTTCCGGAACCAATTTGTCAAGTTCTTCGAGTTTGTTCAAGAATACGTCGTCCTGGAAAATACCGTATGATTGTTCCTCGTCGATTCTTTCCAATCCTTCCAACTGTATATCCCAGTCTTTGCGTGAAAATACGTCCACATACATATCATCCAGGGTAGGGAGTTCTTCCATAATACCGAACACTTCATCTGATACACGGTTTTTCGCAAAGAAATCGTCCCAAGTCTGGCGCTTATTAGCATCCGGCATTCCGCAAGTAATGTCGAAATTTTTCTTTTTGTTTTCGTCCGTGGTAACGTTAACAATCAACGGGTAACCTTCGTCCGGGTCAGAAAAAATGTCAAGATTAATTATTCCATCATCCGAACCTCCGGCACGTTCCATAGAAATGTTCTTCATTTTCTTCCACCAATCCGGGCGCAAATCAAGACGGTACACGTCATTTTCTGCCCATACATAAGCCACATAGTTAAGCATGGCTTTCATGCCCCATATCCATTGTTTTTGCTTGTTGCGATAACCGCTGATAGGATAGAGGAATTTTGCGCGCTCGTCCTTGTCCTGGATATCGTTTGCCAGGTTATACACATGACTGATATAGGTCAATACTGCATCCTCACCGTTCATCCGGTTGCTGTGGATATCAGAAGTAAAGACGTCTTTTTGTCTAATTTCCTTCTTTCCGGTGTCTTTCCCGTCCTTATCATATACCGCACATTCGATAGGAAGTTTAACCGTCTTTCTCGGCATATAGGGTTTCCCTGTCAACGACGGCAATACGCGCAATACATATCTTCCGTCTTCGCTCAAATTAAAAAATGAGGCTCTGCCGCCTTGTCCAAAACCACCGCCCATTGTTGCGACTGCTTTTCCTACTGTTTCATCAATTGATTCTACACTCGCTTTCTTGTACTTACTTCTGTCAAATGCCATAATACAAATTTTTAAAAATTAATAATCAGTTTTTACTATCTTAAAAGTATTTATTTTCCCTTCAATAAGCTCTTTTTCAAAGTCTTGCGGCACAATCTTTGGCAACAAATTGTTAAGTTTCTTGTCCTTGCTTTGTACTGCCCAAAATAGGGTGTCTAACTTGTCTCGCTTCGATTCTATCTCAATAAGATTCATCAAATTTTTCTGATACTGTTCATTGAGTAATATAGCATCCTCCAACCCTTTTTCAGTCAGCTTAAAAGATTCTCCATCAATCGTTATTCTTCCTCCATTTGTAGCCGCTTCCCTCCTTAATTTCTTCCTCAAATTAGCTGCAAACACATCGCAAAACAGTTTCTCTTCCTTCGCTTTCTTCTCATATTCAACCTTCATCAGACCGACCTTGTTAAGCAATCCAGATACCGTTACCGCCTCTCCATAAAGATTCGAGTAATTGATTGTCGTAACATCATCGAGTTCTATCTCCTCGTCCTTGTCCGGTGATACCAAAACAACGGTCTTGGTACCGATTTCTACCATAATTTTCATATCAAAATATTTTACGTCAATACAGTAAACAATGAATTAACATTCGCCTGCAAAATATATTCTCCTCTAAACTTATCCCACACAATCACACCATTAACCAACAAAATGTTCTTTTTACTACCCCTTAAAAACTCTCCGTATTCTTCAAACAACTCTGGGAAAATAGTTACATTTATAAACTCATAATTACTTTCCAATACTATAGTGGCAAATATGCCCTTCTTGCTTTTCCTCTCTATTATCTCAATCACATAACCGCCTATCACGGCACGACGGGTTTTCTTTGAATTAATGTCCCAAAATTTTATCTGCGACACATCCTGGAATTCCGTTTCGTCGTCTAATTTAGGCATATGATATTCATTTACCAAATCGTAATAATCAAAAAATGCAAAACCGGACGTTCTTTTTTGCTGCAACAGCCACCACCAATTATTGCGTTCTTTGCGGACTTTCATAATATTGGTAAGTAAATCCTTATCCTCCAATATCTTAACCCTTTTGTTCTCGCGGTACATCTCAATAAGCGCCAAACGGTCTTTAGGTTCCTGGATATTCTCCAATTCGTCGAACGCTCCTGCAAATATCAAATTCTCAATGACAGATTTATTTACCGGACTGCCTTTAATTACACATCTGTCTATAAATTCCTCCAAAGAGAAAAAAGGCCCGTTCTTCTTTTTCTCCTCCGATATATGTTCCTGTGCTCTTTCCCCACATTGTTTTACTGCGTTGAATGCCCAATACATACTGTTTGTACGATAATCGGACACAATGTTTATATCTGACTTGTTGATATCTACTGGATGTATCTTTATCTCACCGGACTGCTGTATTTCGTTTACATAATAGGGTATCTTTTCGTCCTTCGCAAACGAGAATGTAGCACTCCAATACTCAATAGGATAATGTACCTTAAGCCATAGGCATATATAAGCGGTCATACCATAACATACGGAGTGACTGTTACATGTTACGACACCTTCCCCAGTGACAAAGTTATGTTCCGGGTGGTCTATCTCAACATCATAGGTCGGTTCCGCATCCATCACATAAGCAAAAACGACTTCCACATTTACCCTCATTCCGTGTTTATAGGTATACAGCACATCTCCCTTTCTTAAAAGGAAAGCGTATTTATATCCTTCCGGTGTAGGGAATTTATGGTTTCCGGAACATCTCACTGTTGCACCATCGCTCGTTTGTATCTTATAGATGAAGCGTTTCCCTGCATATCTTATTCCCTTTACTTTGGTAGGAATAAATTCACCGTACTTTCCCATCGTTACTGCTGGAATGTCCTCAACTCCTTTTTCATACAGTTCTTTGATTGTTAATTCATTAGGGTAAATCTTCTCGTCTCCATGCAAGCACTTATTAAACGAATATTTCGCAAACTCCTCCATCTGTTTCCAAAGATTTTCCGCATATTCTTTTGTAACTCCTTTAGAACCGTACTTCTTTACATACCCGTTCACGAAATCATCCCCGTACTCCTTTGCTTTCTGTAATAGTTTTTTACCTAAAACTTTCCGAACTGAATCACACTTCTCTAAGTTAAAATCTGCTAATTTTTGACAAAATAACATAATTTGTTCCTGGAACAACATCAGCCCATAAGTGTTCTCCACCACTTCTTCCCCACCTATAGGCATTTCTTCCGTCCAGTCCTTTTCCCCGTTCTTCCGCAAAATATATTCGTTGTGGAAATTGTTTTCCATAGGTCCGGGTCTGTAGAGAGCCACACA